GCTTTTTACCTGCGCCACCCACCCACCCATCTCGGAGTACCTTTGATGGGGCCACCCCTAGTCACGACTCGTCACTTCACAAACGGCACCAACGGCCGCGGTATCGGCTGTGGCGTGTAAAACTGATTCCCCTTGATCGTTACCGAGTACATCCCAACGCTTGGACCTGCCGTTGTCGTGATCGAATTAACCGCCGCTTGCAGATCGTAACTCGGCGCAACCCTGACAACCGGAATCGAATTACTCACCAGCCCATTGCAGCCTGTGATCCTGATACACTGCGGCACACCACCGTCGAGCGTGACAATACCCGCCTCTGCATCAGCGTCCCTGCCGCAATTCGTTTGGCAGTCCGTAATAGATACCAATTGCCCACGCCACGGATTGACAAGATTCGGCCCGCTGATGTGTCGCACGATTGGCAGTCCACCGTTTTCGCCGCCGTATCGCGTCGTGTCCGTGACGAATGAGCCAGCGTTGTCCACCCAATAGCATTTGGCGTTGCGTCCGTCGATCTGCGGTGGACGTGGCGTCATCACACTGCCAGTAATATTGAGCATCCCGTTCGGGTACAGGCTTTTCGCCCATTTCGTCCCATCACAGATTGTCGCCCCACGAAACAACACCACCGAGTTTCTGACTTCCGTGTAATCACATCGCGTCAACAGTCCATGCCCACCATCCCAGATGCAGTGATCCAGAATCAGCGACGCGCTCATATGCAGGTCGCCCGTCGTTCCCTGTGCATAGACCGCCACGTCGGACCAGCCTTGAAACGTGCAATCTTTCACAGAAAGCATTGTCAGATCGACGTCCCCGTTCGCGAACACCAATTGCCGAGACCCCCCAAGGAAGTTCATTCCACGGATTCGATTGCGATAACACCCGCTCAATACCGTTGGCGATGCCGGCACGAAAGTAAACGCGTCTGCCCCCGCAGTCTCCTGAATGACGACCGAGCCTTCGCCGACGACGCACGCGAACCCATTAAACACAATCGGCGCGGTGATTCGGTACTTGCCGGATGGAAAATAGACCGTTGGTTGACCACCTTGCATTGACCCGCCGGACGGTTGATTCGCTCGCAGTCCGGTCTTTGCCATGTCGACGGCGGACTGAATCGCAGCGGTATCGTCCGCAATGCCGTCCCCGATGACGCCGAAGTCTTTTACGTCAATCACGACGTTGCCCCCTTGATGATGGCGAAGTTGATTACAATCGCGCCTGTTTCCGCCGTCGATGCGTGCTGGTTGTGAACCGTTATATCGAATGACCCAGCCGCAACCGCCGTCACTGCTACGGATGTTTCCTTATTCGTCTGGCCAGACTTAATCGTCGGGATTACGGAGTCGTTTGCCCCGACAACCGTATTCGTCACCGTGAACGTGGCGCTCGCACCAGCTGCAAGGCTTGTCGTGTTTGTGGTGATAGCTCCAGTTGGCCTCGACAATGTGACGCCAGTTGTCCGATTCGTGGCCTGCGTAACCGTCCCGCCTGCTCCGGTGCCGTAGCCGAGCGTGGCCCCTGAGCGAATCAGCCTTAAATCACCGTTTCCATACACATACACCAGAGACGTTGCCCGGTTGCGAAACTCCGCCAGTGGAACTGTTGCAGACAGATCGGTATTACCGCCGCCTGTGTTGTGACGACCAAGGAACAAAATCGCCGGATTTGTCGTTGTGTCGACGCCCTTGGTCCCGAAAAATGAGATCGGGACACCCTCGACACCAGCCTCAATGGTCCCGTTAAACGTCGGGCTGAAAAAGTTCGCGTTTGACGTTCCGTTGTCCAGCGTTAACGTCGACCCTGAATCTGACACACCAAATGTCAGTAATCTCTCTGCTGTTGATGCCTGAGCGGTGACATTTGCTGTCAATGCGCCGAATCGGTCCACTTTGAATACCGACGCAGCAGCAGCAGTCTGAAACTCGAGGAAGTTGCCTGTCGGGCTTGTGTCTGTCGCCCTAGTCGACTTAATCGCTGTGTCACCATTGGCAAGCTGATTGATAACAGCGTTTCCTGTCAATGCCGCCGAACCGTCGAAGTTATTGCCGTAGATTGCTCGTGCCGTTGCCAGCGATGTCGCTGTTCCCGCATTGCCAGATACGCTCGTTTGGTCGCCCGTGTTCGTTCCAGAGCTTGCACCAGAACACGTCCCGCCACCGATTACGATAGTCCCGCTGGCGTCCGGTAGCGTGAACGTGCGATTTGTTCCAGCCGTGATACTGGCACAACTGAGCGTTGCCGTTTTCGTCGCGTCTGTCCCGTCGCCAATCTTAAGCGTGCCGTAGATGTGAGCGTTCGTTTGACCGTCCGAACCGATGACGGTTTTATTCGCACCCTCTGGCACAACCGCGTAACCGATCAGGATTTGCCGGTCATGATCGCCTGCCGTGATATCCGCACCGACGATGACATTGCTGTCCTTGGTCACGACCCCACTGACGTTGTATCCGGCAACGACGTTCTTATCGCCACTGACAAGATCGGCACAGACCGTGTTTCCGAAAAGTTGATTGAAGCCGCCGATTGTGATTCCTGTGCCGATGTGCATCCCGACAGCGACGTTGTATGTTCCGCTCGTTGTTGCCGCGAGCCCGTCGTGAGCGACCGACAAAGAGTCCGTGTCAACAGCCAGTCCGTGCGATACAAGGATTTCCTGCGAGGTCGCATCAACACGTAATGCCGCAACACCACCGAGCGTGTCCGTTGTCGCGAACTCCGCTGGCTTCCCGTTTGCCCCAGTGCATAACGGTCGTCGAGTCGTCATGCGGCCCTCGTGATGAGTTCTTCGAATCCGCCTGTGTTGACGAGTTCGGTTGCTGACTTCGCGATTCCCAATGGCTGGATAATCACATTTGAGCCTGCTGACGGAACAGTAGCAGTCACTCCACCAGACGTTCCAAGAAAGTATCTCGCCGCGACCGTCAAGCCTGTAACGCCAGAGTTCGCGCCGTCTGTGTACAGCGTGCCTGATGCGCCGTTTGACACCGCCGCCAACACGAATCCATCTGCTTGACGACCGTTGCTGTTGTCGGCCTTTCGACCCTTCAGGGTTGTACTGAGATGCAAGTTGACATAATCACCGGCTGACAGATCCTCTGACGCGGTGAACGTGATCGTTTCCGGTACAATGCCAACTGGCATCATCGTTGCATCAAGGCGACCAGTCGAATCCAGCGCCGGAATGTTACCAGCGTTGCCAGCACCGGCAGAAGTTTGTACGGCTCGTTGTTCGGCTGGCTTGCCGTTTGAGCCTGTTTTCAAATACGGATCACCAGCCATGTCTAAACCCTTTCGATGAGTTCGCCTAATTGAATAAAAATCGTGTCACTTGATTCGACACGCGCAATTGATTGCAGCCAACCGGATGTTGGCGGTGTCTGCGTCAGCACCCCATTTCCAACAAATATCCACGGTATAGCCGGATTCCAATTCCACGAATCATCCTGCAATGTTCCGAATGTCTGATTCGTGAACGAGTTGCCTGTAGTCGCTGAACTGATTGAGATGCCAGCCAAAAAACCACTGTGATTCGCGTTCGCATTTGAGGCAACGACACCCGCTCCATTCACAACCGCAATCGGCTTTAGCGCCGATATCGTTTCTCCAGCGTCGATAATCTCCGTCGCGTCTGATGTCGCCGATGCCCCTGGTGGACCCTGTGCCGCTGCCGTAACAACCGTGATCGTGGGATTAGCCGAAACAACAACCGATTCACTCGACTCGCACGTTACATTCGACTGTGTATTCGTGGCTGTAACATCAACCTGTTCATCTGTCACCGCGACAGAAATTTCCGTAGCCGACGCCACCGCACTCACCGACGTTACTGTCAGCGTTACGGTAATCGGATCTTCGGCGACTTCTACTGTCGTTGTCATTTAGACCGCAACCAGACCAGGTTCGAGCGTGATTTCGCCACCTATCCAACTTCTTTTATTGCTGGACGTGTCGATCAATTGCAGTTGATGGTAAATCGTCGTATATGCGTTGCCGTATGTTGCGGACCCAGGAAGTTTACCAGAGACCGTTGACGTGCTGGCACCTGGCGTGATTGTCAGCAGCGTTGCACCAGATCCGCCGCGTCCCGAATCAATCAGCGTTGCCAGTGCCGTACCTGTCAATGAATTGGTTGTGCGGACAATCAACGTGCCGCCCCATCCGGTCATGTCGAACGGAAACGTGAATAGGAACCGGATGTCGTCACCGGACACCGCTCGACCATTCAGCGTTCCTTGATTCAGATTGAGAGTTGCCATGTACCGACACCCTTCGAATATTCCAAAACAGCCGAACAATCAGGCGTTAAAGAATGTAGCGAAACACCTTGTCGATTTGAGCCACGCCAGCGAAGTTTTCAGTAGCGTCTCACCTCGATCACCCCCATCCCATGCGAGCCGCCCCGCTGTTGTGTGGTTTATTTGACTCCGCGAGAACACTTCCGAACGAATCGCTGCACCTGCATTTTTCGTAACCGTTCATGCAATTCGATGTGTTTCGAATCACTCGCAGCAACTTTCATTGCTGATGGCGGGGTGCACCCGAGCAATTCTTGATTCATCCTGACGATTGCAATGTCGGTGTTAATTTCATTCCTGAGCCTCAATGCCGCGCCGAGGTCCATCGTCAGCATCATGCGAGCCATCGGGTCTGACTCATTCGCAAACGCCGCTTCGATTTCGTCAATTAGAGCTTCAGCCGCCGCAAGATCCAGAAGGAGCTCCGCCAATTCCGCTTCCAATTCCTCACAACTAACGCTCATTCTGCTTTTCCCTTATTTCCTCGAACCGACCTTGCCGCTGATGGAATTGAATACTTTGCGTGATGTTTGCACGAGTCGACCTGAGAGACTCCATTACCTCGCGATGCCGCTCCGCTGCATACTGCCTGTCAGCCCTGTCTTGCAAAATCATGTACACCAGCGTCATCGCCCACACCAGCAGCATAAACCACTCGATACGCATCATTGCCACGAGAGCACTGACGAGCGATTCACGTTGGGATGGGATGGGAGTCGTCATCGATAAACTTTCCTGTTATCGCCACGGCCAACTTGTCGATCTTTCGATGTGTCCCGCGAACCTCATGCCCTAAGCTGTCCACCGACTTCGACACGCCATTCAGCCCATCGACTAATCCGTGAGTGACCTCCCGATGCAACTGCCGATCCTTTTCGGATTCCGCTGCTGACGTGTCCATCAGTTTCGTGATGTGAGCACTGAAAATCCTCGACAGAAGCCAGAACGTCAGGAAAATCCCGCCCATGCCAAACGCAATAAGCTGCAATTGAGTGTCTGGCAAATCCGACGCCTTCGGGAGCACTTCCATTATTTGGGCTCTCCACCAGGCGGATTCATCTTGATGAGCACAGTGAACGTCGTCCACAGACCGGCGAACGTGTATACCGCCTTTTTGACATCAACCTGATTAAACTCGTTCTGGTACGATGTCGCATCCACGAAAAACAGCGCGATAGCAAACACCGCCGCGAGCACGACAGCGAGCAGATATTTCAGCAGGTCCATTTTGTCCATCAATCGCACTCCGTTACCGTGTGTAAACTGGTGGTGACACGTCCGGTGAATTATCATCAAACAACTCAGTAATCACCAGTTCGATAGAATCCCGAACACTGACGTTTGATTCCCTTGCCCTATGCAAAATCAATTGCACTTCCGCCGAACGAATCCGCTCCAACAGTGCTCTTTTCAACCCATCGAACTCAACTGCGCTTCCGATATCATTTGATCGAAACGAACGACACAACTCAGTCCACTTGCGATATGATGCCATTCGTTTCTCCGCACCGTAAAACAATCTCTCCGCGATTGTCCGCAGTCGTCGCCAGATGTCAACATTGGTTCGGCTGGTCACTCGGTTTTGCTGGATGTTCGCGGCATAGATGGTTTCGGCGAGTTATTCTTCGTCTTCATCTTCCGTGGTAAATAGGTTTTCAACACGACGGATGATGTGTTCAGGAATTGTCTGCTCTCGCATCCTCGCGTCCCACCCGTCATCTGGACGGTTCCCACATCCATGCTTTTCTCCAACGGTAAACAATGGAGGATCACTGTAAACCCTGCCATGAGATGTTTCGATGAATGGCCATATCTGGAAAGCAGCGCCTCGAAATTTGTCGCGGACGCATTCTCACTCCACCTTTGCCTGAGCCCCAACGAATTCGCCATCGGCCATCTTGACCACGAAAAACGGGTAAACGAATCGCCCGCTGTTGTTCAGTCGTACCAGTTCGTTCCATGTCGCCACGTCAATTTCACTGTCGGCAGGTCGCGTCTTGTCCATGTAGCAATAGACGTATTTCAGTTCGGCAGTTCCATCGCCGTGCTTTTGCTTGAACAGGCGGCACGGGTAGCACGTTGTTGAACCGACGACATACACCGTCTTTTGAGAAACCGGCGCTCGAACGACCTGCTGGAGTGAGGCAGCAGGAGAGGTTGTCGAACGAGCGCCGGGCGCGGCGGTTCTGTTGATTACGTACTGTTCGCGGCCACACTTCGGGCAGTTGTGACTCACTGGGCCTTTTTGCGGATCGTGCCACCATTCGTGGTTGCAGCGTGGATTTGAGCACAGGTGCGAATGCAGGTCTGATTGTTCTGGCTTGGATGATGGCTTCGATGGTGCTGATGGTTCAGAGATCAACGGGGCGCGAGGAATCGGGGCGCGGGGTCGGTCGTCTGCAAAGCACTGGGCGACACGAATACCGAGTAATACCCCTATCACCGCCAGTGACCACCAAATAGCTTTTGCGAAACGATGGTATCGCTCAAGCGCGGCGAGTCCGCGACGATCTTCGTCGAGCAATCTATCTCGCAACAGGTCGCTCATTTCACCGTTCCTGAGCCATGTTGACCGACAGGAATTGCGTACACCTGATGATATTTCATGGTTTCGCGGACATGCTCGTATCCGATCCATCCACAGCCGCGAACTCCGTGCTGTAGCCCCCAGTTCATAATCACCTTGCCCTGAATATCTCCCCTGCTGTTCAACCGCGAGTCGGACTGAGCGACCGCATGATTTCCCGGCCCCTGGTCAATTCCGAGAACGTCACCGTTCAACCGCTCAAAGTTCCGGCCGACCTGAACCGCGATGACGGTAAAAAACGGACCAGCCCACGCGGTAATCAGTTCATCCCACGAATGTATCAACAGCGGAGCGTCGACTTTGAACAACGCGGCTTCAGTGTCAAATCGTCGCGTGTCGTTGCGATAGATCAGATTCCACGGACAGGACACCAGTGACGGCAAACCATATTCCTGACCGACCTGAAACGCCCGAAACAGTTCGCTGCCCTGGTCTCTTCCGTTGTTCATCAAACTGTAGGCATATGACCCCGACCGCTTCGTGAGCTTCGTGTTCCCTCCAGCATAGGCAGCGCGCCACGCTGCATTGGCGAGAGCATAGCCATTACAATTATGAACTCCAACTCCCTCCACGACGTAGCTGTGGTCTTCTTCTACCTCAATATTGTAAACGACGCCATTGAATGGTTCTGCCTCGATCTTGTCGACACGACGCCACATGACGGACTCGGTTTTCCTTGCTCGTGACTTCGCATCTGGATTTGACGGCCAAGCAACGATATACCGCAAATGTCGATGCTTTATTTTGTGCTTCGGATTAATCTTTACCTGAAGAGTCTCCACTGTTGGATTTTTTCCGATGGCATTCGCGATGTCGTACATGTTCATTGCCAGTGCATGCGATACCGTCACGCCGCCACATCGCTCCGCCTCCCCTAATCCGTCTCCGGCCTGCCATCCGTTCAGCATCGCCGTCAAGAAATCGCGTGGTCCGCTTGAGATATCTGGATGCAGGCTTTTTATCGCCGACCCAGACCCGAATAGATTTTCGAATAGATGGCACCATCCACTGCCATAGACCTTCACGTCGCACGTTCGTTTTTTGCCACGATTCACGCAGACATTTGTCTTTACGCCAAACTCATTCATCCACAAATCACACAACTCTGCCACCAGCGTGTCGACTTCATTTTCATTGAATGTGAATGTTATTTTTCCACAGGAAATCGAGCCCTCCGCAAGATACAGCCCGCAAATCCTGCCAAAAGATTCGTTCAATACAATAAGTTCTGGAACCGGAGTTCGACGAACTTCTGTCTGAGGCTTTCCGGGAAGACCACCGACTTTGCTACTTGCAACGTGAGCGTATGTGCGGCGCTGGATCGTGTGAGTCGTTTGTTCGAGATACTCCGCTGGAACGATTGATTCAACCAGTTCCGGCATATATCGAGGAATCGCTACCCAATCGTCATTTCGTAGGTCGATTGCCGCAACATATCCGCGATTTTCCGTGAGAAAAGGATGCTCTGCCGTGCATCGAATATGCCGATTGCCCCAGATGCAAACGCGAATCACGTCTCCGCGATGGTCTTTTACCATCGTCCTCATGACTCGTTTTGTGCGACCCTCTGCCGTCAAAACACTATCAAGCAACCTGACATGCTCAATTGGTTTTTGCGACCCATCAGCCATACGGACGAGAGTTCCAGGTGGGAAGCACGAACCGTGTGACCCCTGATTCTCTTCCCCCTCGCCCGGAAACAGCGTCTCAGCCTTCCATGTTCGAGCAGCAATCGCGGTTCGGCATTGGTCCAACGTCCACACCGGAAACGCTGACGCAAACGCGACGAGTCCGCTATCGGCTGGCGGTTTCGACGGCATTGACCCGCAGCGACGGATGACGCCGAATTGGTCCTCGATTTCGTCGGGTTGGTAGTCGCTCATCAAAGTACCTCGGCGAGATAGAACACGATTCCTTGGCAGTACGGTTCACCATCCTCAAGAATCGTAAACGTCGAATGAGGAATGCCAGTTTCATATTCCCACGTCGCTACAGAGTCCTTTCGATCCCAGTAAATGCGAATCAACTGAGCTTTGTTGAGCAGGTCCTTGAACCCGCAATACTCGCACTCACAATCGCGGTGATTTGGAAGTAACTTACCATTGACGATTGGAATCGTCCCGCCGCCGTAGCAGCCCCATTCGTCTTCAATTGCCCCTCGAAACTCGCAGAGGTCATCTGAGGCACCATACACGACTACTAGCCCATTTTCTTTTGCTAGCTTTTCTTCGGCGCGGTCCAGTTCATCACCAATTTCGCGACCGTCAAGAAGCTTCGCGAACTGTTCTCGTGTCATCGCCATCTATCTTCCCCCCGCTTTCGCAATCACCGCATCAACCGCCTGAACACTCTTCGGCAACGCCACCACGTCCAGCAAGAAACGACCCTTGTCAACCAGCACGATTGCAGGAGGTGGAATGCCTTTCGCCCGCATCTGTTCGAGCGTCCACTTGCCGAGTTCGTCCGCTGTCGTTGGCAGATACGTGTACGTGGTTACGCCTGATGCGCGTAGTTTTGTCCAGTAGCCAAGATCGGCGATGACTGACGATTGCTCGGGAGTGACTGTTGACGGTTCCCACACGAGATAGACGCCACCGACCTTGTGCGTCGAGATCGGTTTATCGTCAGGCTCAACAGGATCGACAGGCTTCGGTGGTGGACGCGGCCCATTCCCGCACTGCACGATGATCGTCGTCAGATCGCTACCGGTTTCCGTAACGTGAGCCACAAACAATTTCGCACCGTTCCGTAGCGTGCAAATTAACTGTGTCGGCAATTCCGTCACGTCATAGTCATCGTCCGGCGCGGATGTCTTGAACGACCATTTACCGGCAGCACTGGCGACGATGCGAAACTGCCGACCGTCCTTCACCTCGGTCAGTGCCACGCCCCTGGAATCGAGCAATTGCAGCCCGTCACCTGGTGGAATCGGCGTGAGTTTGTCCGGTTCGTCTTTCGGTAGCAGTCGTTCGAGTTTCGACAGCCGCGCGCCGATGTCCGTGACGGCTTTCGTTAGCGAGTCAACGTCGAGTTGCGCGAACAGGATTAGGATCAATGCGAATGGGTTCACGGTTATTCCTTGTGGCAGCATGAATAGCAAACCGAACCGATGTGCATCGTGGGCTTTCCGCACCGTTCGCACAGCACACACATGTCAGAACCAGATTTTTTCTTTGAATCCGCTTGCCGTGGCTTGCCCCCGAAATGCACACCGATCGCGAATTTGTTCGTCAGAAACAGCATCCACATCGTGTACCAGTTGTCGGCGTCAATGTAAAAACGAACCATTCCAAGACCGAACCATGTCCAGCCAATCCAGACTGAACGATCTACACGCATCACGGAACTACTCACTCGAAATCCCTCCGATACTGCGTCATTTCGACGGACCAAACATCATCATTGCATTTATTCCATCAACATGAAGAACGGTCGGCTTCAGGTCAACGCTTTCGCCACCAGCTATCGACAACAGAATGCAGGCGAGCTGCTTCACCGCTTCATCAACGCCAGCCTTTTCCGAAAAATTTGTTGCCGCCACGATCAACGCCAATCTGGCATGCGCAACGTCAGCATCGTCAGACATTGAATCACTCCTCAACGCCCCAGTCGTACGATTCGTCTTTCAGTGCCGCAATCAATCTTTCAGTCCATTCAATTGCCTGATCGTGAGTCGCGTCGCAGTCAGGGCAGAGTGCATCCCAAAATCCCTGAAGATATCCGTCGTTCGCTTCGGTTTTCGCTTCGGACAACTTCCGCTCCAAAAATGCAATTTTGCTGTCGCCTACTGCCATCAAATCACTCAAATCCATTTCTGTACTGCGTCATCGAATGCCACTCGGTCAGCGTGTCCATCGCCACAGGATCAACCAGATGAACGCCTCTACGAAACAGATCGCTTCGACAACCAGCAGAACATCCATCACTCACCCCTCCACAACTCACGCACAACATCCCACGATTTCTTATCGCAGTCCGCCCCAAGGGAATCGCGGCGATACGCATCCTCGACAACGCGCTGAACATACCCGCGAACATTACCAGACAGCGCCGCCCACGAAACTTCATCACTCACTCCCACTCACCATTACCGCCCCAAGACTCGCTCCGTGCGATTTGCCTTCCTCGAACATCTTGCGAGCGATGATGCCAGCCTCGGTATCATTCAAAGCATCTTGGCCATCGATCCCCTCACGCTGAATTGCATTGGCCAACCTGCGAACTGCTGCCGGGCGTGGCGTGCCGTCGCGTTTCGTATGTGCCGCAATCCACTGCTCAGGAGTCTGGCCGCCGTCGAGACAGCCGAACAGTTGCGGAATGATTTTTATCAGCAGTCCGATTATCAGATCCTCGCCGATTCCAGTTGGACCGCTTGCCGCTGCTGCGATACGTTGGATTGATTCGTCGCGGGTTGTGTTTGGCATATGCGACCGTCTCGTTAGCGCGGGATTGATGTTTGAAAGGAGGCACGCCGCAATACTTCAGCACTCTTGCGAGCATTGGACGTAATGCGGACATGCCACATAGCGGATTGGCTTCATGCCTGATCCGCCGTCGAAATCGCTTTATCGCCGTTATTGCTGTTTTTGTGATCTTTCGTGCAAGGGCAGGTCACGATTCAGCGTGGTTCGATTGCGACAGTCCAACCATACCCGCTCGATCCCAAACGTCGAGATTGGCTCAGCGACATTCTGATTGTTCGGTGTGGATTGGCGGCATAGATGGTTTTGATAAACGCGATGTCATCCAATCTGACGGCGGAAATCTATCACCGGGAATCCAATCCGGCGTCTTCAAGTCACAAAAACGCCATTCGTGTAAATCTGGCCAATCCTTCAACACTGCGTCCTCTGCTGCGCTTTCGGATTCCGCGTCGACAACTGCGACTAGCGTGTGGTGGCTGTGCGATGATCCAGAGCACCACCACCCGCAAATAGCATCATTCGGGGGAAACGTAAGCGGCCTGTAATCGCTGCCCAGTTGATACCAGCTAACCAAAAAACGAGACATACTTACCCCCTCCAAAAAAGAACCGGATTCGATTGAACTTAGTAATTCATCCACACACGCTCGATTTTCCGCTCTTTCTCCTTTTTGCTGCTGGCGTTGTTCGGCAGATCGAAGTCGACGTATCGCCAGTTGTAGATCCTCGCCATGTTGTCGTACATTGGTGAAGGATACCCCGACAACATGAATTTGCCTTCGATTCCTGTCAGCACATCCAGCAGCGACTGATGATCCTCTCGTGTCATCTCGTGCTGGTAATCACTGGTCGTCACCCTGGTCTCATGCAGGTACGGAGGGTCAAGGTAAAAGAAACTGTTTACCCCGTCCTGCTGCTTGATGACTTCGAGCGCCGGCCGATTCAGAATCACAACTCGTTTCAATCTGGCGTGAACTTCCGGCAGACCTTCAATCGCCGTCAGCCACGATGAAACCTGCTCGTTCATTCCGCGCCGAGTTCTGTTGCGTGACAGCGTGGCGAAGTCTTTCATGAGACCTTGACGAGATTGGCGGGCGCGAACAAAAAACGCCCATGCTCTCCACACCGGTGGAGATTCTGTTCTGTCGTCCGCAGACAACTTGAATTGCACCTCGGAAAACGGTGTCGCCTCAACGATCCGTTGGAACGCCGCGAATGTCGATTCATTTTTCAAGACGTGCCAGAAGTTCGACAATTCCCCGTGGATGTCGTTCGCCACCTCCGACACGCCTTCGCCAGATTTTGACAGTAGAACCGAACCGCCGCCGAAATACGGCTCGACGTAGTGGACGTGCGGCGGAAACAGTTCGATCAGCTTTGGGGCGAGGTAGTGCTTGCCGCCATTACTGTGCCACTTCAAAGGTTGTGATAACTTTGAAGCGGCGATACTCCTTTCATTGGTGGAGTTCATCGAGAACCTTTCTTGCAAATTTGGTGAATACGACTGCCTGTCTACGCACAGTGAATTGCCAGCGCCGCCTGAATCGCCATTCGTTCGTGGATGTTTTTCGTCGCACCCAGTCGTTTCAACAGAGCCTGCGTTGACTCATTCAGATCGACGTGGAACGACTCGCCGTTTTGGTCGGTGATGTTGACCAATCGACACACTCGCTCTCGGCACTGCTCAAGAGCAATCTGAAAGATGCCCTCAAACACCTTGATATGTGCATCCGTCACATGGTCCGGGATGCTCAGTAAAAACTTCCATCTTGAGTTACCGTGGATGTATTCCCAATTGTCTGCCATACCTCACTCCTCACTTCGCCGGAACTTCGAACAACTCCAACTGCACCTCATGGGACACGCTCGCAACAACTTCCGCGTGCCCGCATTGAATCACCCTCACGACAACCTCGCGTGTCTCGAATACCGCGCCACACAGGTCGCATTGACGCTCCCTGCCCATCCTGGATGCGTACGGCGCTGGCGTTGTTTCTGTGGTGAAAACGTGGCCGACAGTTTCGCATTCAGGACATCTAAACTTTGACGGTTGCGGCATTGTTCAGCCTCCGTGTCCGTGGTGACGCTTCCAGTGAAGCCCAATCACCTCGAATGCGTGTGGCCATACTTGACGCATCCACGATACCAACGTCGCGTCCGATGGTTCGGCGGTGAAAACGTCGCCGTCAGTGATCTGGTTGCAGTAGCGATTGTTGAGGCCGCATGGTTCGTGGAAGTGATGACTGCGAGGCTTGCCGCAATTCCCGCAGATCGGGTCGCTGTCGTGGTTTTGTGTAGTCATTGGCTCGCTTTCCTGAAGTCTTTAATCACGGCTCCGTCATCATCGAGATATGCGATTTCCCATGTTGGATGGCAGTTCAGAACTTGCCCCGCCCATTTGGTTTCATCGTCGAACAGGACATTCCAGTTTGCACTTTCGTTGTGGCTGACAATCACGCCACCGACTCCATCGACAATGACACGCATTCCCGCCCGGACAAACGGCACTCCCCGGTATTGCGCAGTTCGCCGGATATCGTCCGTCGTGACGGGTTCGCCGATGCAGCGAGACCGAATCGCGGTGAATGGAAACCTCGCATCAAGCCGATGGTAAAACTCGGACCTTGCGGAACCAGACGACCTCGCGTGAATCGTCGTTTCGTGGTCGCTTCCAGCGATTCGACAGGCATACGCTCGCAGTGGTTTTTGTAGTTTCGTCGCTGTGGACATATCACCCCTCCCATCCGTAAATGAACCCGGTAAACTCCGGTTGTTTGTCGCTCGTCAGGTAATCGACCATCGCCCACGTTCCGCAGAATCCATCGGCGACTGCCATCTTTTCAACGACGTTGGCAAGTTGCTTTTCGTCGTCAATGAACACACCTCGCGTCTGGCGATTGACGCGAATCCTCCTCGCGCTCGTCACCGTGACCTTGCGAAGATCCTCAACAGTCGACCCGCTGCCGTACGGCTTACCAATCCATTTTCGCAGCACGATCGTATCGCCGACTTTTGGGTCACGCTTGTCTTTTCGCGGCGCTCGAATCGTCGTGGTTTTAGTGCCGTCGATGATCTTCGCTGCGTGACATGGCATGCAGAACAGGTAGTGGTCACGGGTCATGTTGCCTCCTTTCGAATTCTCGCCAGATACCGCTTAACACGCCTCAGTTTTTTTCTGACCATCTTTCGACGGCGGGATGATAGACTGGTCACCTTGCACCGCCTTTCAGTTCTTCGCCTTAACCGCACATGCCTCGCACATCGGCAACCCATCAGGAATGCACACAACCGGCGCGCCGCAGTTCATACAACACGAGATATCCAGCCCGCCGCGAGTGATTGCCGCGTGGAGTTCTGTCAGGGCTGCTTGCGACTTGTCTCGCTGGATCTCCGCGTCGACAAGTTTGTTGACAGTCTCCAAGTCGCAGAGTTCCGACCCCATCACGTACATCAGGTACGGATCTTTGCCGGACTCTTTCATCGTTCCAACCGTCAGCCCGCGAGACTTGAGGAAGTCGAGTTTCCGTGTTGCTTCATCCCGCTCGTTGACGAGCCTCGTAATCAGTTCTCGCGGCGATTCAGACCATACTGGCACCTCGTTCGGCCATGCTGGCGATATCGCTTCGACGACCTCATCCCACACATTGTCTACCCCAGACGCGACCAGTGCCTTGATGTCGACAGACTTCGTTTCTTCAATCAGTTGATGCCATGCGTCGATGCGTAGGACTCGCCACGTTAAGCTCCGATAATGCACCCACGTTTGACAATCCGCGACTTGAATAAGTTCAACTCGTCGCCATGTTTCTGTATCTTCGGGATTGCCCCATACGCTGCCGACTGCTGGTATGTTTTGCTCGCTGCTCATGCCGTCTCCTTGCTTAGTCTTTCGCGAATGGCTGAAATTATTGAATTGATTTCCGTGATGATCTCTCGTTCGTGTGCAATGTGATCCTCAATTAGACACATGACTCCGTTGCAGACTCGCACACACTCAAGGCTCGTTGTTGCCTCATCCTTGATCGCGTCCGCAACGACTGGACGAAGAAATGCAGACGCTGTGATTCTTCTGTCGAGTTCATCGCTCATGTCGTCTCGCCCAGTGCTTTGGCAATCGCGGCACGAGCCTGTTCGCGAATCGCATCCAAGCAATCCAATTCCGTGATGCCATCGCAGGCTGCTGGATCATGATTGGCGATGTTCTTCAACGCCCGGAACATCTCCTGCGCTGCGATAATCCGGTCTGAATTCTTAACGTCGAGCACAATAGCAATGACACGACCAGAGTCATCGATGATCTCATTGCGATCGCCATCCGCAGGCAGCCATTCCATTCGCTGACGAGTTGATCTTCTGATTTATCGGTGAGCCGGTTTTTCGTGTCCACCAGCGTCAACGACTCCCAGTTGTGATATCCGGGACCATACCCAACTTTCACGTATCTCGTGCCGCTCAAATCGGTCACAGATCCCGACAGTCCGTTTGGAAGTTGTACGGTGTCACCAATTCGAAACTGGTGTTCCATCGCGTATGAAATACCGCCAATTACAATCGAATCGTACTCACTCCGCATCACCGTCCTGCGTTCACTCACGTTTCGCCCCTTCAAAAAATCTACACAACAATCTCGCCGCGTTTATTCGCCCGGTCGCTGCCGACGAGAACGCACATGCGGCTTACGACCTCCACGCCCTTGCTGTCGAACTTTGTTCCGCCGTCATCATCTGCCACGCCACACGAGAGAATCCCCATTCCATGGACATCAAGAATGCAGACGCCATCGGACTCGCGATTGTCGCTGAATGATTCCTTGTCGACAGCCACATATCGCCGTCCTTCACCTTGCTCGATCAATCGTCCGAGTCGCTTATGAAGCTGATTAACAGTGAACCCTCGTGCTGACATATCGCCCCCTTCAAAAAAGTTCCCGTTGCGTTTCCGTCACTGGTTCAATCCGCTTGCTCAACCCCGCCTCTTCGCGGCCCTCATCAGTCAGCCACAACCAGCCGATTAACGCTGATGCAATCTCCGCATCTGGTTCGAACAACCACCCAACATCGATATATCCTTGAACCTTGTCGATCAACTTTCGGTTGCTCAAATAGCCCTTGATAGTTCCTGGACATAGGCCGTTTTCGAAGTCGCGGAGCTCGATCATGGATTCACTCGCCCGGTACGCTGCAACACTTCCATCTGACCGATGAAATTCAGGTCGCACTTACTCACGCTGTTGGTGACTGAATCTCGAATTCGTGCATGATCTGGACCGACCCAACCGGGCGGTTTTTGGAACTTGCCGTAATCGTTCAACGTCGCCACGCCATTCGGGAACTTGCTGTCGTTCGCGCGGTTTACCTCGATGATGTGTGGCCGGTCTGGCACGCCGTAAGCCGCGAGAGTTCCTGTGCAGACGTAGATCGTGTCCACGCAGCCGTCGATGACCTGCTCAACTGCGGTATCCCAATCGTTCTGGATGTAGTCTGGTAGCGACGTAAATACTGGCTTACCTCCGACTATGTAAAACTGGAAGCCGAGTCCGCTGATTGCCTCGGTTGCTTCCTCAAGAATTAACCTTGCTCGCAGGAATCGAACTTCCTCGGAAGGCGCGGTGTACGGCACACTTGGCAACGCCAGATTCGGCCTGACCTGCGCCGTGCATGTCATCGTGTACAAGTTGCTGACCATCGCATTCGAAAAAAGCATGTTCATTCGCTCGCCTCGCTGTTCTGTAGTAGTGCCAAACCCAAAAGATCCATCCGACCAAGGTTTCGTACTGGTTGCTGCTCCTGCCATTTACGCGGCGTCCCATCGAGATATGTTGCAGACGATGTTCCCACGACCTCGCACCAGTATTTTCGATCCGAGGACACTCGCACAGACACGCCAAATTTCCCGACAGGCGTCACCGTGCATCGACGATTGCAAACCCCGCGACGGTTGTAACTGTCAAACAGGCGGAGCGAATTCAGATACTTTGTGGTCACAACATCACCTTTGATGTCAGTGATTACAGATACCATGCGGCCCTCTGGAGCTTCGATGTCGTTAATGATGACGCAGTGACCGATTGCGATTTCACTGGCTGGCAATGTGTTCATTCTCCCGCCCCCGTTCGTTCTAGATCTGCCCGAAACAACTCAGTCTCGCGGCATTCCCATCGTTTGTTTTTTGCCTGCTTCCAGCCGTGGACGATGATTCGACAACCAGCATCAAGCCACTGCTTCGCACGCGGTTCGCTTTTGATCTTCGTAATTCGCGCCGCCATGTTTGTTGCCGATGTAGACTGAATTCCCATCAGCGAACCGTTGCCCATTGCCACCAGGTCGATGAACCCGAACAGGTCTTGCCGCACTTTCGCGAACTGGTTCCACCGCTCGACAACTTGCACTGTCAGCCCCTGTTTTCGGCACAAGTCCATCGTGCGTTTCGTCGGACTGGTCGATGATTTCTTTTTCGGCTTTTCGGTCATTTACTCCCCTTCACCAGATACAGCCTCGACGTTTTGCCAGTCTGCGAACAATGCGACGGAATCCAGGCTTTCGACGATTGACGTTTGACGATCTTGCGGCACTTGTTGCAGCGGTAGTCGTTCATGGTTTCTCATCCAGAATCGCGACGATGCGACGCAGTTGGTCTGCTGTCAGCGTTGCCATCGATTTTGATCTTCGCTGAATAGTCTCCAGCATGTCCGCTCTGTCAGATGCTTCACGGATTTCTGCCGTCACCCGTGTCGCCTCGTACGGCCCCCATTTTTGCGGTCCGCGAATCCTCAAGTTCGGATCAAGCGTGTACAAATCACCGCACTTGATTCTGCCAGATGGTGTAATCGCTGTGACCTTGCAAATGTGCCAGTCGCGACTGTATCCACCACGGAATGCCAGTTCGTCGCCAACCTTGATTTCGCTCATCGTGCCGCCCCCGTTTCCGTCATCGCATGCCAGCACTCGTTGAAATGTTCCTGCAAGTCGTTGCGAATACCACGCTCGGTGTCTGATTCGAATCTTGCATGGCACTCACCGATGACGTAGCCGACATATTGACGTTCGCGTTTTTTCGGGAAGTGGTATCGATACTCGCCGAGAACGGTTTGGCATGTTTGAACGCCGAATTCATCGCTGTTGTCGAATTCCAATTCCTTCGGCCTCGGAACCGCAGCACGCAATTCAGCAAACATCGATTTCACTCGCTCGCTTCCGCTATCAACGAGTTGCTCTAGTTGGTCGATTAGGTCGTTCATGATTCACCTTCAACTTCCGCTTCACCAAGTTGCATCGATTCGTCAGCCTCGTCTTCTGCGATCAAGTCTTCGGCTCGCAGATCTGCCATTTCGAAATCAAGTTTCTGGCCGACGCGACACATCAACGAGCCTTCGAAGATGTTCACGAATGTCTCAAGCCAGACTTCTGTTTCATGGTCGTATTGTTGTTGGTCGCGATTTGCCGCGTCCACGATGTCGACGCCGATTTCGTGGTATGTCCGTTCGTTGCTATGGACGATTTTGTCCATCAGTTGAAAAAACCGCGTCCATTCCGCCTTCGTCAATTGGCTCATCACTCCCCTTTCACTTAACACGATCTTTCAGCCCGATTTTCCGCTGGTCCGCGCCAGCTTGTTGAATCACTTCACTATTCCGGTTGGCTGCCTGTGGGATTTCCATCCTGCTGTTGAGACAACGAGAGCATCTGAAACGAGGCGATCTACTAGCTGTGCACCCATCTTTGAGCACAAATCAGCCTCGCTTGTGGCGTTTGCTGTAATCATCGTCGTTTGCATCCGGCGATACCTGGAGTCGATGATCTGCCACAAAATTCCTTGCTGGTAGTCGCTTAGCTTTCCGTCCTGCGGCGATGGGTCAGACACAAGCAGAATTGACGGAGAAATCAACTGCCGAATGCGATGCCCCTCCGACTCATCGTTTCCGATTCGATCACGGAATTCCGAAAACAACGATTGACCGTCAACCCAATCAATAGTCGTTGTCAGTGTTTTCAGGCACTGGCGAATTGTCGCAATCGCAAGATGGTCTTTTCCGGTTCCGCGCGGACCGATGAACATGACGCCCTTCCCGGACTCCTTTTGAAACGATGCTCCAAACTCACGCAACGCTTCGACTATCGCCAACTGCTTTTGGTCAACAGCCGTGAAGTTTTCGAATGAGCATGCCTCATAGCGTTTTCCGATTTTTTGAGCGAACCGGTTCCATGTTTCGGATTTTCGCCGAGACTCCATTTCCGCTTCATTTGGCTTTCGCGCGGTTCCGTCAGAGTTTTGAATCTTCATGTTCGCGATCAACGCATCGATCGGTAGCGGTTGAACATTCACGATTTACCACCTTTCAGAATCTGTTGTCATCACCCGCTGTAACTTGTCCAGCACCAACTGAAATTCGCTTGCTGTCACCGTTCGATTTCATCCACGCGACAGGATCATCGTCGTATCTTCCAGACTTGAGCCATTTCGCTGGTGCTGGCCTGAAGTCAGATCCACCAACCGGAACGCCACCCGCTGGCGAGTCGCGATAATCTCCAGTTCGCTGTAGTAGCCACGCCGTCGCTTTTGGCTCATCCCATCCGCGAGCCGCCTGAATCGCCATGATTGCCGCCTGCCATGCCTCCCATGCGTCGTTCTTTCCCGTCCTGACTGGATACGTCGCCCACCACGCTTCGAATTCCTTTGATGGTCCTGGTAGCCACGATCCCCCAAATGTTGGATCAAATGGGATATCAGAAGGATTTATCTCTTTCTCCGAAGGTGAAGATGAAGTTGAAAACGAAGAAGAAGAAGAAGGGTTGAATTCCGTTGGCGTGTTCGTTGCAACGGAATCGCAACGAGAATCCAACGGTCGTTGAACGGTCGTTGAACGGTCGTTGGAATTCCGTTGACGTTTCGTTGCCGAAATTCGACCGGCTTCAGATGCCTGATGTCGCCTTTCTAGCTGCTTTTCGCGTTCTTTTTCTAATCGAGGGTTTAAAAGTTGAGTCGCGTCATTTGATGGCACAAAAAACGTCTTCAAAACATCCGCCACGTCTTTTAGTTTTGCGTCCCTCTTGCAACTGAGCAGAGCTTGCTTTGGATCTGATGGAACCGATCCTTCTCGCCAGCAATAACAGAGCAAACGAATGTAGATTCCTTCCTGTGCCGACGTGAGGAATTGCACCTTTGCGTCGGCCAGATAATCCGCTGGATAGAACTGGAATGCGGGCGACTTTTCAGCCATTGAACGCGACCCCGCTCACGAGATGTCGAGTCAACCTTGCCGATGCCTTTTTATGGCATGGCACACATAGCGTCCTGTAGTTGTCCAGTCCACACATACCGCCACCAAGCACAACGGGAACGATATGATCTGCTTCCCACAGCTTTTCGTTGCGGTTCCATCTGCGAGCAACAAGGTGATCCCACAGTAACTCGCGACTGGAATAAGGAATCGATGCCAGCAATCTTTTCAGGCGGGCGCAATCGACGCGACAATCGGCACACACCTCGCGGTCACGATTCTCAATCGCTTTCAGCGGGTTGATTCGCAGACTGTATTCTTCAAAGCATGACTTGCTGCACCACGATGACCTGCGTGGCGGGCATTTCGTACCGCACCAGGTGCAATATCCGTGTTCTCGACCGAGAACGCGAAACAACTCCATTGAGAACACAAACCGCTTCTTTGGCTTGTTGGCCGCAATCCATTCGGCAGCGTGCATGAAATAGCCCCAGTGAAGGTGCGTGCGGTTGATTACTCCGCTTGTCCATGTGCGTGATTCGAGAAACGCGCAAAGGACGCTTGCACCCACACTGGGGCCACTCGAATCATTACGGGTAATCACTCCCGATGCAACCATTATCACCTCGCCACCCGCAAAAGGGAATGCTAAATATCGCGCCACTTTCGGAACATTTTCGGACTAGTCGCAAGTTGTTCTGCGAGGCTTAGTTGTGCGAACTAAAACAATTCTCCGCGAGCGTCCGCCTCTCGTTTATCTGCGTTCCACTCTGGTCGTTGTCGCCGTTTTTCCATCAACTTCAGGTATCGCTCATACGATCCTGTTTTGTGCTGAGAGAACCCGATTGTCTTGCACCAATAATCGTTACGCAAAATGCACTTGCACATACGCCGCCACGATGGCGCTAGCTCTTTCGATTCCAGTGCTGGATCAACAAAATCCGGGATGCCTTTTTCGTACCCGCGATCCATCCACCATTTGCGGTAAACGTCGAACTTCGCCTGGAAATGCTCCGACATCTTTTTCGGGAGAGTCTTGAGCAGCATTTCTGTGAATGATCTCCATGTATGATTCGGCGGAAGCGATATGCTTTGGTATCCGGTCATGTTTCCGGTTTCTTGCACATACATTGCGCCGGAATTCGCACCTTGGACGCGAGCCACAACACGCCCCCACGTCATCGGCTCAATGAGCTGATACAGCCACAGGCCGCGACGCTGATCGTCTCCGTACGGCTCGCAGATTCGCATCTGGTGAATCGTAAGACCTGCCTTGTGCATCATGTCGTAAAGCTTGTTGTACGGCAGGTGCGGATTCTTGGCCTGATACACCCAATCGTCGGACGTGGCCCAATCGTAAATTGGATAAAAGTTGTAAACCTCATCGACGATCAGTGTCGTGTATTGCCAGTTGTTCAATCGCGTCTTGTTTTTGTAGGCAATTGTGCGGAAACGATTTAGGCTTTCGTCACATCGAATCCCTACGAAACACGCGCATCGCTTGCCCTGTGCGTACCATGCTCCGAATTCTGGTACGAAATCCTCGAACTCCATTCCATCGACGTACCAATCCCAAGTTTTCGTGTCGGTAATTGCCCACGATGGAGGCTGGCGAACCCACATTTTCTTTTTGTCGGGAGACCAGCATTCCCACTTTGGCTCAAACACAGAGACTGCGTTTCTCAGTCCGATTGGCAGGCAAACCCAATACCATTCAGTGATGTCCAGGTACATTTCACGCATTCGCGTTGCGTGCTCTATAGTGAGCGTGTATTGAGCCTCCAAATCGATCAACAACACGCCAAATTTGCGGCCACGCTTGCGAGCCTCCTGCGCCACAAGGTGTAGCATGACGGTTGAGTCTTTCCCCGCTGAAAAGCTCAGGTAAACCCGCTCGCACGAATCAAATGCGTTCGCAATTCTCTGTCTTGCCGCGTCTAAAACAGAAATCCCGATGGGACGCTTTTTGGCAGATAGTTCCCGCCCCTCAAATTCAAAATTGCCTTCCGCCGTGCGATGTCGGCTATCTTGTTCGCTTCCGCCTGCTGCAATATCGTTAGTTGATTCCATGCCTCTGTCGTCTCCCGCTCATTGGCCCCGCAATCCAGGCAACACGCTGCTCGCCCGAAATACGATTGATGGTTCTTTTGTTGGTTTGTGATACTGATGGCCACTGATACTCGCCATGTGTCGATCACAGCGTCACACAGTTGCGCGAACAGCAATTGGTTTCCGAGTATCATCGCCGCTCTGCTCACCTTGGATTCGTCTCGCTCATTCGCATACATCCCCGCCGAATTGCACTCCCACAAATCGTGGTGTGCAAACGCCTGATCATTTCTCCACACCATCAGTGCCGTCATCCTCGACAACCTCCCATGCTTCTGTGAATTCAGTGTTCTGGAACGCTTCCATAAGCCCGGAAATCTGCGACAGTCGCAGAACCTCATCCGGGTCCATCCCGAGTTCCTTGCCGATCTTTTTGTCAGACCAGTTGCGCCGCTTTAGTTCGATTACGATCTCGGACATTGACGAGACCGCGTGTTTTCCCCTCGCTCGGTTGTGCCTGATCGTCGATGCGATTCGATCATTTCGACCCTCTCTATCCGGCTTGATGACGGCCAGTGGAAGGTATCCATGAATGCGTGAAGCGACCTCCGGGCATTCCCTGCCAACTCTGTTGCGGTGGAATCCGTCAACGACTTCGTGAATTCCGTCATGCGACCACGCAACAATTGGTTGCGTATAACCGTCGCTCGCAATGGAATGCTGGAGCAGCGCCATCTCAGGAGGTGCAACGCTGTTCGGGTTGTAGTCGTTCGCCTCGACTTCGCTGATTGGAACCCACTGGATGCAGTCCACTGGTTCCGCAGCGAATGGGCTTACCGCGTGCAACATGCGGCGAACCTCATTCAGTGAATCAACCTTTTTCGCCAGTGGCATCTTCTCGATTTCAGCCACGACAGCAGCGACCATCGCCTTTAGCTTTTTCTGCATTTCGCACGCATCCTCAGTTAGACCACGGAACAAACCCCGGTCTATTGCTGCGCCTCGCGTTTCTTCTGTCAACACAATTGCACCCCAGTTCATTACCTCTTGTGGTTTTTCCGACTCACAACCGGAATAACCGCGACACTCAAAACATCAAGCATTCCTGCCGTCCGTGGATCGGGACCAACCGGCAGCATTGGCAAGATAAGCGTCAATGAAGAACCGCCCCCATCGCTCTCACGGTTTACGAGCGGATTCGGCTACGTCGGATACTTTGCAGAGTCACCGATTTTGCCGGGCGACCGCGCGCCTGTTTAGTCATTTCTGAATTTGATCTTTTGCGAACGCCCACGAAAACTCTACATAGGCGCGAATTGCCGCCACACGAACAGAATACGGAACGCCACCATCATCGAGTTCGATATCTTCAACTCGTGTGCGTGAACTTAATCGCGAAAGGTCAGAGAATGAATACGCTTCACCCTCCACTTGGAATCGCGGCTCGTACGCGCAAAACGTCAGCGATGCCATTGACTCTGAATTGCAAATGACTGGCCCGTTTTTGTGTGCCGCCAGCACGAACCCTTCGCCAATATCCTTGATGACTGGAAGTTCCATTCCAAGTGCCGTAATCGTGTTCACGCCATCTCCTTCGCAAGAGTTTCCGTCAGTTCGTCGGCCTGGTCCTGAGTTAGTTCGCCGCCGTTTACCGCCGCGATGATTTCTTCCTTCAGTGCAGCACCTTGCGCACTGTTCGGCTTGTTCATGATTCGCCGCTCGATTGACGAGTAGGCTTCGTTCTGTGCGTTCAGTTCGATGGCGTCTGGCTTCGTTCCGATCAGCTTGTCTGCAAGCCTGTCTGCCTTGGGTCTGTCATCAACAAGGTCTGCCGTTCGCGACAAATCAATCGTGTCATCGTCCGCGTCAACGGCGTCTCGAAATTCCGCCGATATGCTGATCCACTTTGACAACCGGCGGAATACCGTCTTTTTCGCCATCTCGTTCCAGTCGGTACACCACGGACCAGAATTACCAGCGCGTGACCGTTTGCGAATTGCCTCGATATCTTGTCGCGTCATCACTTCGCATTTTGTTGCACCGTCCTTGAACTTGACCAACGCATAGACCGCATAACACTCGCCGCGATCCTTACGCAGGTCGATTCGGTGTTTGGTGATTTCACCACGGTCGTATTCGAACTCGTCATTCTCACAGACAGTATCAGCGTGGATCGTACTGACGAGACCTGACCGCATCGCCAGTTCTACGAGCCCCTTGTAATCGATAATCAACTGGCACTCGGTGATATTGAGCTTGTTATTCCTGAATGGAATCAGGTGTGCGTTGCGTCCGTCTGGTTCCAGACCGTATTGACTGAGTGTCAACAACGCATTAAAAAACGATGTCTGGTCACATTCCGCCAGTTTCGGAACTCTCCGTACGCTGTTTGCGACGACCCTCAAAAATCTGTCTGCCGTGCAGTGCTTCGGCAACGCCTGTGCGATCTGGTGCTTAACACCGTCCAGTCGCAGCATCTCCTGAATCGTCTGCGGTTTCTTCGCCAGTTCAGTTTGTGGCTTCTCGACAATCGCTGTACTCATCACGCCCCCTTCTTGAAACGTAGAACTCGAAACGTCGTCTCACTCGCTGGCTTCGCCTTGTAGTGCGTCGTCTGCTCGTAATATGTCATCAACCCGCCGTTGCACTCGACCGCTTCAGCATCGCCGAACATCGCCAATAATCGTGCCTGGATCTGTTCAACGTGCGTTGTCGATTCCTTTGCCGTCGCCTTAGCTTCCTCCAGTTGCAACCGCAGTTCCTCGAACTCCTCAGAACGTGGCGAAACCTTTTTTGGTTGCCGTCGCAGTCGCTTCAGCGTCTCCAGTTGCGGCGGATTTGCTGGCTCATCGTCCAATGACAGAGACGCAATGAATTCCGTCGACTTCTGCCGAATCGCGTACTGTAGCCCTGCGTGCGACTTGATCTCGAACATGCAGAACCCGCGCCCGCCGATCAGTGCTGCCAGGTATGCCAGCTCCGCACCAGTGACCAACATTTGGGCCTGCACTTGCAGCAGGTAGTTTTCCGGGACTTCATCCGAGCCGTCGTCGCCCCATGAATCGTCCGCTCGCCACAACACACCAGATGTTTTTGCTTCTACGACCGGACCGTCGTTGATAACTCGCCCGTCGAGTGTCGCGCCGTTGCAGTCGACCATTACCCATTTTTGGCGGTCAACAATTGGCAGTCCGATGCGTTCCTGAGCCCACTCCAAAACGACTGGCTCCAGCTTCGTGCCTAGGTTCGTCGATGCGTTGCCGGTCCCGCCGCGAATTGTGCCGAATTTCTTTTCGTACCACAGGTCCGATACTGTCCGCCCGCCAAATGCTGGAAGGCCGAACAATAGCCCGACTTCTGACGCGCCAACTACCGGCCTGCGTCGTTCTAATTCTTGCTCGTTCATTCCCGCTCCCCCATAACAAGCCGCGTCACGAACTGTTCAGCGGCGGTGATTGCTTCGGCGCGAGATTCTTTGAGCCCATAACCGAGCGTCATGGAATCCCCCAGTTGCACATTCCAGAACCATTGATTGGAGCCATCCCATGCCATCCGCACGTGCATCGACAACTTGCCAACCATGGCTTGGTCTTTGTCGAGAACGCCAACCCACTCAAACGGCCCGACATTTACACTCGCCATCGCTCGCAGATCGTGGTCGGACTGGCATGCGGATTGAGCGACTTCCATCGTCTCTTCGTGGCCCTGATGAATTGACAGGTCGTCAACTCAAATCCCACTTGTACAGACCGGAATCTGTGATGTAGACGTGGTATCGCCCGAACTGGCATTGAGCTTCGGCATAACGCTGCCCATCGAACACCCACACCAGCCTATTGCCACGGATTAGACCGCTCATTGCTGCCTCGCTTTCAGTATCTCGTCGGCGGCGCGGACTCGCTCGAATATGTCATCCACCCACTCATCATCCTCGCCCACACAATCGTGAGCATCAAGAAGATTTCCAAGAACTTCCATAATTTCGGCGTTTACTCGAATCGCATCGTGCGGCCTGCCGATCACCTGAAATGTGCGCGACATCGCCTTAATGTTTTCCGCGAGCTTATCGACCACCCGAATGGAATCATCAGCTAGTTGCGACAACGCTGGCCCGCCGTCGTTGATTGGTTCGCTCATCGCCATCTCCGTGAAAGTTTTTCTTTTCGCATCCTTCGCCGCAGTGTCATTTTCTGTGCCGTGCTTTGGCAGAAGTCTTCATCGCTAACGAACGTGTGCCAGATGTATCCGTGCCACTCCATCGGAAACCAATCAATCTCGTTGGCTCGTGGAGTAACTGGCGTCCGTGGTTCGTAACTGTAGTTGACTGGCTCCAGAACTGTTCGGATCATCTCACCCCTGCCAATCTGGTTTAGTTGCCGCTGGTCGTTCCGGTCGTGCGATGACCATCAGGAAGCGAGCCAGCATGTCGTCAAAATCTTCATCGCGCCCCGATATCAGATGTCCGTCGATTCGCACAAAGTTCAGCCCGACACGTTGCCGAGTGTGGTCGCGCATCCAGTCCAATCGCTGATCCAGGTTCATCGAACGCAATTGCTCGTGCTCGCTGATTGGCCGCATATGTGCAACGCGCATCCGAATCACCTCCAGCGGTTCGCCGTTGTCGTTCCTATGGTTCACTTGGTTCCCCGCTGGATGTGATTACGGTGCCGGTTTGCTGCATGGTCGCCAGTCTTCGCCGGGGCGCTTGATTTGCACGCCAGCGCTCATCAATCCGGCATAGTCATACAAGGATGATCCGAACTCCACTTTCTCGTTGGTGACCCCTGTAACCAAGAACCATCCACTCGGACGACATGCCCACCGGAACACGCTTCCCGGCGGCACATCTTCCGGCCCGAGCGGAACCAGTCGCGGGGTTGTGCTGCGGAGTCGATATTGCAATGAAGAGTCCATTACATATGCGCGTCCGTTCGCATATACGGACGGTTCCCAATCTTTGCCGTAGTTTGACCATTCCAAATTAAACCCATCAGGCACATTCCCGCCGTTCGCCTCGATTCGTTCGAGTGCGTCCAATGTCTGCCGCGTCAGTTCGATTCGTTCTTTCAGGTCCATGTTCGTCAATCCTCAAACGTGTGGTTTTTCGGTTTGCTGTCGAGTCCGCGCGAGTAGTAATCCACCTTTTGCATTGGCGTCATGAATCGCGGCAATGGTTCGCCGTCGTCGTCAACAACGATTGCATCACGAATCGCGCTCACAAGTCCGTTCGGTGAGATATGACCGATGCTCGTTGTTGGCTTCTCGACAACAGGCAGCAAAGGCTTGATCTCGGTGCGGCGAATATTCACCTGTTTCTTATCTGCGTCGATTGCGATTCGTACCTGCGCCGGTTCCATGTGGACAATGAAAACTTCAATTCTTGTCACTTGGTCCGATGGCTGAATCTCACAAACGATCGATTCGCCTGGTTTTCGCGTTAATGCGAGCATTGTTCGAGTCCTTTCGAGTTAGTTAAACCCACTCAGCCCATACGACGTTGATTGGAATATCAAAAACGCTTATTGCGTAGTTGTCGTCTCCACCGGCAACACACCGGCGAAGTCTGGGCTGAGTGGGGTTAGTTCGAGTTTGTATCCAAAGTGCTTTGCAATTCGTGCGACATGCGGCATTGAGCATCCGTATTTATTCGACCGTTCTTCGCGCCCAAGAATCCGATTGAGCGTTTGATCTGCAATGTCTAAGTCGCGAGCTAGGTGCGCAATTCTGCGGTTAGACGCGATGATCCAATCACCAAGTTGTTTCACGATTGCGTCAACATTTTCTTGAGGTGTCATCAGTAATCCTTTGGCGTCAACATACCAACGGTTTGGTCAATCCATCGCTCTGTCGTGCCGCGTTTCATTCGTGCATCGGCGCGGCAATCCCGGCACATCTTTTTCAGTTTTCGGCTATCCATGCTCTCGAAGTGGTCGATTGGTTTCTGTCGCTTGCAGCAGGTACAACCTCGAACATCCATGATTCACGTCCCTGAGCTATTCAAACCACTCCGAGTAGATCCACGCGGCAACACCGCACGCAGCGACGATTGAAAACAGCGTCATCGCGACTCCCGGCAAATCAGCACCAGCCACGCCCAACATCCCGCGATGCCACCGAAATATGCTGACCACAACAGCCAGCCTGCGATTGTGTCGATTAGCAAACGTGCTTCATGTGTCATGCTTCTACTCCTGCCAATTTCGCCAGATGACGCCGTGTTCGACGAGCACAGTTTCTCCGTCTTCGCAGTGCCAATCGTCCGCACGCAGTAGATATGCCCCTTTGCTCGTTCTCTGGGCCAGAGCTGCACCGCTACGCATCGTCCAATAAACGATGTCGGCACATGCCGCACACATGCCGGTTGGGCCACATTCAACGCGACAATCGTCATTCGTAACCGCCGCGATTCCACTCCAACCGGTCGCGGATGCTGCTCCCCTCGAACCAGTCGCGGACGCTGCTCCCCTCTCACCGGTCGCGGACGCTGCTCCACTCTCACCGGTCGCGGATGCTGCTCCCCTCGAACCGGTCGCGGATGCTGCACCACTCGAACCAGTCGCGGATGCTGCTCCCCTCGAACCAGTCGCGGACGCTGCTCCACTCGAACCGGTCGCGGACGCTGCTCCACTCGAACCAGTCGCGGACGCTGCTCCACTCTCACCTGTCGCGGACGCTGCTCCACTCTCACCGGTCGCGGACGCTGCTCCACTCGAACCAGTCGCGGATGCTGCTCCCCTCAAACCAGTCGCGGACGCTGCTCCCCTCTCACCGGTCGCGGATGCTGCTCCCCTCGAACCGGTCGCGGATGCTGCACCACTTGAACCAGTCGCGGACGCTGCTCCCCTCGAACCGGTCGCGGATGCTGCACCACTCTCACCAGTCGCGGACGCTGCTCCACTCCAACCGGTCGCGGACGCTGCTCCACTCTCACCGGTCGCGGACGCTGCTCCACTCTCACCGGTCGCGAATGCTGCTCCACTCTCACCGGTCGCGGATGCTGCACCACTTGATGCGTGCTGAGTCCATGCGATTTGCCCCTTGAGAATCATCAGGTGACATTCGAGATATGTACCACTCGCTACGATGGTTGCTCGTTTTGTTTTTGCTTTTCCGCCAAGGTCGATGACTTCAGCAGGGTCAGCAGCAAACACCAGCCAATGGGCGGAGTAATCTGGAGTTTTCCCATCACCAACCGCCAATCCCCACGGCCAACCATGAAGACCTCCGCCGCATTCTAGTGCCGGATTCCAATCAGGTGCCTCGACAGATTCGCCGACAGTGAGCGGCCACTTGAATCCGCCGTAGCTGGTGCCGTCTTTATTGACGCACTTCAACAACAGGACTTTGTCGCCGTCGTGAGTCCATTCGTGCGGTTTTTTAATTTGCTGTTCACTCATCGGCGCGGACCTTCGGCTATAGGTGTGTGTTGGTTGCTTCAAAAGAGCGGGCGATTCCGTTCGCCCTGTCGTGCCGGTTCCTGGTTCGTCCGTGATTCGATGTTTCATCAGGTCGTCGAGTCGCTGGGGCCACTGCACTGAATACGATGTTGGGTTCTCAGTCAGCATCGATGTGCCAAGCTCAATTCGCGACAACTGACACGTCACAGGCCCAATCGCTGTGGCAATGTCGACGAAAAACACGGCATTCCCCTCGATTGGATACAACTCTCCGTCAACGTAAAGTGCTTCGTTGCCGTCGATGTCAATAACACCAACGGCTTTTCGTGGGTCAATCATTTCGAAACCTTTCGATAAACCGTCGCACTGCTTCCCGTCACCGTGCATGTGCGTGCGGGTAATTCTTCGATCAGACCGTCACGAACAAGCTCGTGAAACCGTTTTCGATATGACTCCGCCAACTTGCCGTAGTAGTCGCTGCACAACGTCGCCACTTCCATCGCAGTCAGTTGTTTGTCCGCCAGCATGAACATGCACCGTTGCTGCAACATGCCGAGCTTGACCCGCGTTGAATCGGCTGACTCGTGCGAGGTCGCTTTGTCCGTGCGGCGTGATAGGGTTGGCTGTGGCGTGAAAAGGTCTAATTGAACCATGCTATTCCTCCAGGCTTTGGGCGAACTCTTGAACTGACCGCTTGCAGAACGCCCGTACGTTGCTTGGAAACCTGCCCTTGCGGATCTTCCGAGCGACCGCTAACCGGTCGAGTGTCCTGCCTGAGACAGAAAGGAACTTCGCGGCCTCATCGACACTGAGAAGTCCATCAACCCCGAACTTGTAACCCCATGCGTCGTCCGCAGCGGATCCGAAGATTTTGGGTTTTGTTGCCATAGTTCCTGCCATGTGTGACCCTGTGTTTGAGTTGGTCATCGTTGTCGTGGCGGGATTCTACTGACGGTTTTTTGGGTGATCCGAGTTTCCGAAACTTACCCGACAACTACCGTAGATTTCCCAAAAGTTCCCCGATGGAATCGACGATTTTCAGGGTTGACAGGGGTTCTTTGAAAACTGGTCTGTGTCGTGTTGGCGAACTCGGGAAGGGTTCGGGAAGGGTTGTGCCAGCAGGTGTAAACGCGGGTGACTACGGCGCGTCGTGGGTTGTCTGGTGTTGTCAACCGGATAGTCTAACTACACCTAGACTTGCGGCGTTTTTATGGCATTGTTGCCAACCGTGCATAAGTCCTGTCGTGGTGGTCTTTTGCTTGACTGGGGGTCAAGAGGTCGCAGGTTCAAATCCTGTCAGCCCGATTAGAGTTACGACGATTTGGAGTAGTGGTCAGGTGTAAACCTGGTGACTGTGATTACCCGAGAAGCCGCGACATGATCGATGTTGCGGCCACCTGATGACACTCCAACACATGAGAGTAGATATCCATCGTGGTGGAAACCTTGGCGTGTCCAAGCTGTTTCGACACGACTGTTGGTGGAATTCCCGCACCGAGAGCCAGCGTCGCGTAGGTGTGGCGAGTGTGATGGAATCCACGATGTTCAATGGCGAGTTGAACCAAAAGAGGATCCCACGTCTTCACGCGAAATGTGCCGCGACTCTGGACGCCCTTGCCGCGTTCTCCCGGATAAACCAGTTTCGAACTGGCGTTTCCTTCGGCCATCAGGATCCCGCGATGTTGCCGTAATGCGTCAATCGTGCTGGCCGTCAGATCGATGGTTCTGATCGAGGCTTTAGTCTTGGGTTTCGCCAGTGTGCTTCTGCCCGAAATTTCAACGGCTTGCTGATCGATTCGTATCTGCGACGCCTTCCAGTCAATCCGATCCCATTCCAGACCAAATATTTCTCCCTGCCGCATTCCCGCTGCGATTCCTAACTGGATGGCAATGTGATGACGCTGACCGACTGTCTCACTCAGAAGCAATTTCGATTCAGCCAGCGTGAACGGGAATATCGGTTCCGTTTCGTGCGTCGGCTTCGCGGCGTGCTCGAAAGGATCCGTAGAAATCATTCTCAGCCTGAACGCGTGACCGACTGCTGCGCGGAGAACGGTGAAAGCATTCTGGCGAGTTCTGGATCCAACCTCATCGCGAGCCATACCCGCCGTCAGGTGTTGAATGTGAATCGGTTCAAATGTCTTGAGAAGAATGGATCCCACTCGCGGGATGATGTGCTTTTCGCACGCAATCCGATAGCTTTCCTTGGTGTTGTCGGACATTTCCGAAACAACATCCCGAAGCCATGTTTGCAAAAACGCTGCGATGGTAAATCGCTGTGGAGAGCGTATGAGGGCGACTTCCGATTCAGCCCTCAGCGTTTGAAGAATTGCGACCGCATCGGCGTGCTTCCATGCCGTGCGGGTTATTCGCTTCAGCTCAGATCCGATCTTGACCGTCACTGAAATTCGGTAGCGACCTGATTTCTCCTTTGAAATCGATCCCTCACCGTTCGCCCGTTTCTTCGCCATGCCCCATATCCTTCGCAACTGTAGCCATTGCGACAACGGAAAGATTCCGGGCGGCTTCGTAAAGTTCCGGGAACAGGTCGCGGCGTTCCTTGATCTGCTCTGCCAGGATGTTCGCCGCTCGCATCTGACGTGTCAGCCAATCCCTATGGCTTTCTCTTGGCTGGCCGTTTGTCTCCATTGTCTACCCCTCTCGCAATATCCTGCCACCACCACGCGGCGTCTACAACCATGAGATTGCCTGCCCTCAGCGTGCGAATCCCGAACCCTTTGACGTATTCCTTGACCGTTTCTTCGGTCATTCCGAGAACTTCAGCCCAATCTGCAACGAGAAACTTGCCGTTTTCCGGCAAAAACCGTTGACGAGGATCTGATCGGAGCGTACCATCCATTGCGTCACCTGCCCATTCTCTCAAAAATTGTGGGTGAACGAATTGAAATCACCGAAAGCTCACGATTCGCAGTCGTGAGCTTTTGTGGCTCTTTGAGGTCAAACCGCGATCACTTCATTTGATTGCCTCCCCTCAATTTTGAATTCTGCGTTAATCCGTCGATCTCTCTTGCAAGTCCGCGCAGGACTGTGCGATATTCTTGACGCCGGGTAGCGTCGTGCAGGTCGCTTGTTGATTAGTAGTCTCCGAGCTTGATCTGCTGCTTTGCAAGGGTCCAATCTTGCGTAGCCGCTGCCCGGTTTGTTTTTTGTAGCCGAAACCACCACAGTTCGGCAACTCCATTCGGCGAATAATTTGCCAACCGGATTGCAATTGTGCAAGTGTCTTTTGATGGATGGAATGTCTATCTTCAGCGTTTTTGTCTGACGTGATCCACTCAAGTCGCCCGTTTCGCGTTGCCGATACGCTGCAAGGAATATTGCCACTTTTCGGAAAACACCCCTAAAACACGCAAGGATTATTGCATGAATCGGCAGTATGTGGCCGCAACCGGCAATATACATGGCATGTTCACTGCGGTGAATCGACCGTCCAGAGCGGCAATTTCGGCAGGAATCACCCGTGAAAATATTTTGGGAAAAACTATCTGGGACTTCGGTGACGACGTTCTCGAGCAGGAGATTCGGGACAATTTCGCGCGGTGCCTGATGGACGGTTCCGAGGTGCACTACAAGACCAGCAGCCACATTCAGGGCGTTACCGAGCACTGGGACTGTCGGATTATGCCAGCGCCGGAAACTGCCGTGCTGATCGTCGCCGAGGAGTTTTTTGACGACACTCCCGACATGACCGCCGAGGATGTCCAGATCATTTCCTATCTCGACCAGGATCTCACTGTCCACCAGATCGGGCTGGCGATGCACATTTGCGACACGACCGCCGCAAGCAAGCTGTACCGCCTGCGCACAAAATGCGGCGTGCAGACGAATCACGGCCTGCTGTCGTGGGCCGCTAGACGTGGTGTGATCTGACATTGCGCCCGGCTCATTCCGGCAGTGACCACGATCAATGGCAGGCTGGATTCCTCTACAGCCCGGCGAGTCACCTGTTGATTGTCGCGAATCCATGGCGACGGACGAGACAATACCGCCGTCACGAGTCGCGGTCAACGGAATGTTTGCCGAAAATGTTTTGTGTTAGCGCGAATGCGTTTGAAATATTCCGGTGAGCGGCGGTATGATTTCGCTTGTCCCGACCAAGACGCATTGCTAAATTTTGGATCTCCGCTCGTCATGAGCATTTGAACCTCGCAGTATTCTCCTGGTCGGGACGCTGCGGGGTTCTTCTTTTGGATAACACGCGGTTCGGTGGCTGACACGGTTGGAGCAATCCCCACCAGTCACCGACCGCGTTTCTAAAGTAGAACCCCGCGATTGGATGCTCCGTGTTGGACGGATTCAGCGGGTTCGACTCCCGCACCATTCAATCCTGTGGGTGTGGGGCTGTGCGGGCCTCGAGGTGAGCAGGTTTCAAAGTCACCGAGAATCGCACCGAGCGCCGGGACGTTCCTGTCTGGATCTCGAGATAATCCCTCAGATCAGCCTTCATGGTTAAACTCATGAGGGGGTCTGGGTGTGTGCCTCGAGCACCGAACTTTCCTGTCTGTTTGCAATACATTGCCAAAGGCAATGTGAGCAGTCCTTGTGTACTGGATTCGCCGCCAGAAAGCACCAGAAATCAGATACCACGTTCTCGACATCAACCCGATGAAGGAAGTGCTGCGGACTGAAGGAAATATCGATGCGAATGGACTTAAGAAAGCGTTGCATATCTGCCGTGGTCACTTCGCGCATTACGAGAATGGACTGTTCGGACGTGGTGAAGCATGCACCGTTTGGAAGCCGTCGCACGTTCGCGGTTCCGTTGAGCATGGCATCGTTGACAAGGATTACCGGATTAAGATGGGATAGTCGGAACCAATCGCCTGAGTCGATGTCCAGCCCCTTTCTGAGTCGCGCACAAGATTTTTTGTACAGTACAACGGTTTTTGTACTCGAAAGGACGCCATGAAACTTCAATGGAACACGCCAATGCCGAACGCCAGCCTTTTGAAAGCTGCTGGCACATCGCTCAACTCGCATCCATGGCGCGGTTTTTCCGCTGAGTCTGTGCGGATTCGGTTGTCTGCGATCAAGCATGGCAACGAATGGACGATCACTGCAGAAACGATTGACACTACCGAGCCAATTCCAGGATTTCGCGCATACGACAGAATCGACCTGAATGACGTTGTTCCATCATCCGCCGTCGAGGTGTAGAAACGACAGCACCCCGACGATTTGCCGGGGTGGTCGTATGCACTGGCAGTCTACGATGCTCGTTGTGGTCTCGGCGGTATCTTCACCATCGACCGCAGTTCTACCGCCCGTTGAAACAGATTGCGAATCCGAATGCCGTCAGTTGGACATGCCGACAGCGCCCACGCTTTGACCGCTTGTGAATCGCGGTTCGAGTATCGCCGCTTGTCGGACAACTGAGCCGTCCAGATGCCGCCCGGACATTCGACGAAGCTGATTGTTGCGGTGGTCATTGTCATATCACGTCTCCAGAGGCTTCTTCTTGCATCGCCCAACCAATGGCCACCACTGGTATCCTACAACTCGTTGCCATTTTTGCACCGCCTCGCGAGTCTGCTCTGCTCCACATGCGGCACATTTGCGCTTACCATGATTTGCGATCCCCTCCGTCCCCTGTCGCACATGCTGCCAATCATGCTTCACGTCACGTCTCCAGAGGCGAGCGTTTCAGGTCACTTCCAGCCCGTCGCCAACTTTGCCCAATAGCCGTCGTCATCGTGAGAAATGTCAGTAACGCGATTTCGCAGAGACTTGGGTAGCTTGTCAGTCAGTGATTTGACCATTTCTCATCGTCCTTCGTTTGAGATACTTCCGCAAATGACGCTCAACTTCTTCCATTTTCCGTTCAGTCAAAATCTCTGAATATGTATCTGGCAGATCGTCCGTGATAAGTTCTTCCATGCGACCGGAAATGGCGTCAAGAATCATGCCTTTGGCGATTTTCTTTGGAGTTCGCGTTTTGCCGGTCGTCATCACTCATCTCCCCGTTGCGTTTGTCGTGCGGTAAAACTTGCCGGGGAAATTCCCCGGCACTGCGAAGCGAACATCACATCGACGCGAATACGGCCGATCCAAATTCTGGGAATGCTGTTCCCATGCCGTATTTATGGCGATAGCGAGACATTGTGCGGTACACGTTGACTCCCGTGTCTTTCAGGATTCGCTCTACCACCCACAGCGCGGCCGTTGCGTCAATCGCCAGAATTCCAGCACCATAGACGCTTGATGAAACTTCGTTGATCTTCTGAACTGTCATGGCTGGCCCTTTTGTCACTGGCGTTTGTCGTTCGTCGCGTTTGCGATGCGGAATTGGCCATCACCCACATGCGGAACTCTGGACTGTTACGGATGGCCTCCTCAATCGCTGGTGATGCCTGTTTCGCGCCGAGGGACTTCAGGTAGTCGTTGAGTTCTGGGTGAATGCGAATCACGCGATTTACCTTCGGGTTCGCTGCTGGTGGTCGTCCGCGTTTTTTCGTCATTCGTTCCTCACGAGTTTCGTTCATTGTCGTCGATCTCTTCCATTGTCGCATTGCGTTCGTCCTCTGCAATGTCATGGTTGATTGATCTGGCGTGTGCCGCCATTTCGTCATACGGACCTACCGTGTCCACCGTGCCGCCGAGAATCAATTCTGCCATGCCGCATTTTAAATCTCTCACGATTGCGTATACCATTTTGATTACCACTCCAGTTCTAATTGGTGATTCCACCCGAACTCAATTGCATCGGACCATTGTCGCGCCATCGCCGTTGCAATTCCAGGAAATGTTGTTGCCGCGATTTTTGCTCTCTGCTCTTTTTTAGTGCCAGAACATTTATGGGACCATGCCGACATTCTTGCCCCATTGCGTTTCACGTAAAACCTACCTTTATCAACAATTTGTGTTGGCGCGAGCAACGGCAAATTCGATAACCAAAGGCATGTCGGTTTTGTTGCCTCGTCACCAAACTGCCACGGGTTTATTACCTGCTGCGGCCTTCCGATTTTTCGTGACAAGATCCCCACCGGGTTTTCAATCGCTTTATGCTTGATGTTTGCGTCAAACAATCGTCTCGCGAATTCGATTGCGTCAGATGTCATCGCCCATCGTTCCGGTCGTTTATGGTTCCACCAGACACCCATGTTGCACAAATATGTGCATGGCGGATGCGCAATCATCAGATCCCACCCGTCATTGAGCACGGATAACACATCGCATTGCAGATGATTCCCTGGAGCGTCTGATGGCTGCACATCACAAGACCACGCATCGTGCCCGAGCTCCGCAAAGGCATCTCTGACTCGCCCCGAACATTCGCACGCAACAAGCACCCGCATGATTACACAACCCCCAATCGTGATTCGTGGAACTGTTCCTGCACACCATTAAGCTCAACGGTATAAATCCCGCGAGTTCCGTTGATTGTTTGTGGGCCACTGACGATTGTTGCAACCGAACCAGCCTTGATTGCAGATCCAACTGATTTACCAACCCTGACTGATTGTCCGATCTGAAACATTTGTCGTTTCCTTTGTTCGTTGTCATCGTTGCGTCACGTCAGGTATTTTATCGACAGCCGCATTTGTTGCAATGCGTAAATCATCGGGAAACGAAATAATTTCAGAAATATTTTGCAATGCGACAATCCGCGCGACGTAACCCGCGAACGTCAATAGCCTTGCCACGCGCGACGAATTTACGCTATTTTGATCCGCGCGGTACATTCTGCCGTTGTTGAGTACCGGGGTTGGTTCTTGTCGCGGAAATGGGGTGAATCATGCGCGGTTTACTGCTGGCGTCTGTTGTGTTGTTGATGGGTGGTGTGGCGAGTGCTGATGTGACGATTTCAGCCAGCGGATTCCCGCAGAATCATCCTGGCAACGGCACGTTCACGTTGACTCAGATCAAAAATCCGACTACCGGAAAACTGATCGACTGCTGGGCACAGAATGGCGACAACAACGGATGGGTTGCTTCGTACTCGGCGAGCGGCGAGATCCTGACTGTGACTTACTGCCGAAACGGATTCCCGAACGCAGTCTATCGAGTCACAGGAACTACATTGTCGGCGCAGAACATTGGACTGAGTACATCTACTGTTGGCCGGGAGGTTCCTCAGTCGGTTTCGTTTCAGCCGTAGGCCCGTCCGTGTCGGTGTTGTAGCAGTCTTCGAAGTTGAAAATGTCGCCGATTATGTACCAGAGAACGTCTAGATTCATTGCCGCGCCCTTTTGATTGCCTCATCGAGAATCGATTCCGTTGTCAGGTATCCGTGACCGGCCACGCGGATGATCTCCAGCCAACTTGCGTGTGACGCCTCGTGGTTTAGCCGTGCAACGATTGCCGGTCGTTTTTCCGTATCGCAAATATCCGCGCCCCATTGGTTCATTTTCCGACGCCACTCAATACATGCTTGGCATGTTGTCTCTGGAATGCCGCATTCCTTGAGGATCTCCGCGAGTTTGTCGCCAACCGTGCTTGAGCTGAATTCCCGCCGAGTCTGAATGAACGTCTGGGCGAATAGTTTTTCGGTCATGCCTGATTCCAAGAAATGCCGTTTGCACGAGTCGAACCACTGAGAATCCCCATTGCCAGTGTCGAGCCACGTTATCAGGTGACCGCGTAATCGTTCTTCTGGTGCGAGCCCTGGTGGACGTGTGCCGTCAGGATTGCCGAACCGATGACACCATTTGAGAAACGGCAGGCAAAAGACCTTTCCGCCGTTCCGTCGAATCCGCTGGTGGATGTGCCACTCCTCCGGCCCGAAACCGCGTAGTAGCGGATGAAATCCCGGCCATTGGTCTCTTTTACAAGCGAAAAGTCCGCAGCCGTGCATCTGGATTTCGAATGGTTCGAGCGATTCGTGAACCCGCTGGTCTGTGTGCCATTGACCGTACATGAGCGACCCCCAGCCCGGGCGCATCTCGGTTCCGATAATGTCGTCAAGACCGCCGTCACCAATCAATGGTCCGTGAATCAGGTCTTTGCAGTCATTCGGCTGTTGGCGAATCCACCCAAGAAACAAATCGAGAACCATCATCGGTAGCAAAACGTGGCAATCGAGCACGAGCACCCATTGTCCGGTAGCTACGTCAAATATGCGACCCTTTGCCGCTGCCGTTCCAGCGACCGCCGTAAAGTGGTCGTACGTTGCTCCGATTCTATTGCAAAGCCGCTTTGCCTTACCTGAATGGCTATCTTCGCTTGGGTCGTCTGGGTTGCCAGCAGGATCGTTGTCTATCACGACGATCTCAACGTATTCCATCGCCGCCTGATGATGCACGCGCAAACTTTGAATCGTCGCCCACAGTCCCGGCCAATCGCGATAGTACGCCATGCCGATCGTTAGCAGGGTTTGTTTTTGTCCAGTTCGTTCCGTGTGAAACTCGCACGTATCGCAGACCGGCATGAGCGACCCGTCGAGCATCTTTCGGCCCGCGTCGTGTTCCGTGCAAATGCCGCGTTTCTGGCAGTTCCAAACTACGAGACTTCCACCGATTGTCGCATTCTCGCCACGTCGATTACCGCATGTCATATCGAGACCTCGCAGTTCGTGGTTGCGGTTTCGCCGTCAAATGATCCTGAGAATCCCGGAGGAGTGACACACGCCGCGCACGGCACGACACACGTTGATGCGGTGTTCATCCACACTCCTGATGTCCATGTCCATGTGCATCCGTTAGGAACGCACCCTGCTGTTGTCGTAGATTCAGTTGTTGTTGAGGAAGCGGTGGTTGTTGATCCTGTCGTTGTACTGGCGGTCGTTGTCGACGCCGTTGTAGTGCTGCCAGTCGTGCTCGCCGTGGTAGTCGACCCTGTTGTCGTGCTGGTCGTTGTCGGCGTGTCTGTGTCCGGTTCGAGCGTCTTCCCGCAAACTCGCCGACCGCACCACACCGAACCACCAGAGAACGGCATGGCGTCAGAAAACAGGTAGTCATCACCGAGAGCAAGTGGTGTCGGCGGATAAAAAAAGTATGCCGCCGATAGATCGGTCGTACTTCGCAGTCGCGTAAGGAATTCTGTTTTTGTGCCGACTCGATCACTGAGCACCATCAGCGATTCCGCTGATGTGATTTTTTGAGTGTAGTTTCCCGTGCCGTTGATCGTGTACTTTCGAATTTCGGTTCCGTTGCTGCATATCAGTTGGTCTCCCAGCGTTCGCAATCTCAGCGGTTGAAAACCGTCGCGAATTATCGGGACGTTCAAAAACGTGCCGTCTGCGGACCAACTTGCAACCTTGTCGCCATCTGGAGTTGTGCCGGATCTTAGGATTCCGTATTGGATATCATCATCATCAATCCACACTGGTTCAGCGTTGTTTGTTTGCTCGCCCCACACAAAGTTTCCGTCATGATCCAGCACGATTATTGGATAGTGCGTCGTGGCCTCGCCGTATCCCGTGAACAACAATCGCGTCGGTCCAGCACCAACAAATACCCCAACGTCTCCGTAGTCCGTGTTGATCGCAGTGATGTCCAGATCCCAAATCGGCGTTCCGTCTGTTGGCGAATGCCGTCTGGCATAGCAATGATCGTCGACCATTCCATATTGCGTAAACACGTTCGCACCGCCACAGCGAACTTTTGTTGTGCCATAATCCGTGTCTCGAACACTTCCAGACACAAACCCGTCTGGGTACTTCGCCCATGACCACTGAAGATTTCCAGTCGAGTCATACGACCGCAACGAATACATTTTTCGCTGCGGCTTACTTAGGCTGGTCTCGAGCTTGGCCGAACGAAACGCGCATTGATAGACGTTGCCAGCGGAATCTGCGTCACATGCGTTTACTAGCGGCCACGGACCAGCAGTTGAGTACCAATCGTCAAGTTGTTTTTCTGGAACGCCTTCATAAAAATCCGCAGTCCAGATAATTTCGTCGCCGACAACGTACCAGAGCGTGCCGCAACAGGGGGGGCAGCAATCGCATGATCCAGCGTCATCCGGCCAATTGATGCGACGGCTAACATTCCTCAACGCTGGATCATTCTCGGTCTTGCGAATTGACCGAGACGCACGATTCAGAAAGTCTTTCGATACAAGGAATCCATCAGACATTAGACCCCCAGACCGAACAGACTAAAGTCATATTCCTCGTAGTAGTCGACATCCACGAACTTGCACCCATCGGGACGATCCGAATACGGAACGACCTTCCCGTTCGTTTTCGTTGCGTCGGCCGCTTCAGACGCCGCATTGTATAGCGGTTCCGGCTCCTGAACTGGTGTCGTATCAGTGCTCCCTGTCTGTAGGTCTGCAACCGTAATTCTTTTGAGTGTCCCACCAGTGATCTTGCGGAAAAACCCAGCGTTAACCGGCTTCGGCTGATGCCCATCCTTGCGATACTGAAACGTGTACGTCACATCCCAGAACGCAAACGCCCCTTCGTATTTTTGCTCTGCGTCAATGTCGACTTGAACAGTTCCACGAGCGCCGCCGAGGTATGGATAGAGATTTACTCGCCCGCTCAGTCCGAGTACGGTCGATTTGTCAAAGTCCGCATCGGCCACGCAACGTCTGGCGATTGCCGTGCCGAATCGCACATCAACCGGAACGCCACCCTCAAACGGTTGCCCGATGGAATTGACGATCAGCTTGTCAAGACGATCCTTGATGACGTACGTTGACTGAATGTTCGGCCGCAATGACCACAGAATCCGCCGCGTCGTCGGATCCGTCGAATTCTCCGCTGGCAATGGTGCATTCGTTGCCCATGTGATCTGGACGTGATAGCACAGATACGGAGGCCGCGTCATTTCTGGACCGGGACCGATACGCACCTTTGACGCTGTTGCGTTCGGATCGTTGTCGTATGGAGATCCAGGAACAATCCCGATGTCCGCGATGATGTCCGATTCTGTCGGTCGCGTCATCGAGTTTGTTTTGTACTGGTACGTTCGCGAATAGGTGTTGACGATCCGGCCATTACTTTCGACGGACGAATCAGCTTCCTCAGCGATTGGGTTAATCCAGACCGTCATCGCGGCACCTCATCTGGTCGCTCAATATTCATCAGCACTTGACCGCGCGGATTGATATGAACTTTCGCAGTGCCGTTGTCGACGTATTCAGCCGCAGTGTCGTCCGGCAGATCGACGATGGAACCGACAGGAAAATAATGACCGGTCGGAACTTGAACCGCGTGAACTTCGACAGCATCCGCTTCGAATGATGGCATTCGCGGGACAGTGCGTATCTGTAGCCGACCCCATGCCGCTTTCGGAATGGCTTTGATGTCAACGTCGCACGGTTTGACGAATTCGATTCGCATCAGACTGGAGCACTCGTTTCTTGAATCGTGGCGTAAGCGAATGGACCGACCATGCCGGTTGATGACGATACCGTCAGCACGACAGTCAACCTGTCGCCAGCAACTAACGATGGAACGCCTGATAACGTCGCGTCCTGCACCTGCGCATCGGTCGTTGCATTCGTGATTGTGATGACCGACGAAAGCACTGTCGTGCCATTTTTCTTTAGGTCGAACGTGACGCTGGCGGATGATCCAGTATCGATACACATCGCGTGGAAGCCCTTGACGACTCCCGTACCTGTCGCGACGTAGATACACTCCTCACGCGTTGTTGGAGTGGCACCCACCGCAAACCCAAGATTCGTTCCGGGCTTGAAACAGTGCCGCATTGATTCGGCGAGAATGTCTGCCGTCGTTGAAATGTCAGAACCGATAACGGTTCCTGGTTTGAGTCTGCCGCCAGTCATGTCGCCCATGTGATATCCCTTAAACGACGCCGCTCACTTCGAGCTTAGTTGGTTGTTTCGAAAGGTTTTGGTTCACCTTTTTGAGTTCCTTGACAACATCTTTTTGACCATCTCCAGCTACTGCCGTTCCGGTGACACCACGTAGCACAAGCTCCGCGCCCTTCTTCGATCCTTCGAGCGTGGCTTCGTTGTCTTTTTGCTTTCCGGCCTTGTCCGCTGTTCCACCCTTGCTTTCGTCCTGCAACTTGTTCAACTCGTCAGTGAGTTTTCCAATTTCTGCAATTTGCGTCTCGTCGTATCCTTGTCGCGATAGTTCCCTCATCGCGATTTCGCCCTTGGATGCCGCGCCGGTCATCATGTCAATCTGGTCCCGCAGCGAGTTAATTTTGCTCGCTCCGGTTTCTGATCGACGGTTTGATTCTTCCGCAGCCTGCTGCTGTGCTCGCTCAGCGTCCTGTTGCAGCTTCTGCTGTTCAGTCAGATCCCTGCGAGCTTCGAGAATTCGGCGAAGTTCGTTGACTTGCTCCGCACCGGCCCCCATCCCGACAGCTTGGTCAATCTGCGCCTGAATTGGGTCTTTCTGCTGATTGAGTTGCTTGTTCGCATCGTCAATCATCTTCTGCACAGGATCGTCTTTTGGCTTCAGCGTTCCGCCCTGAATCGCTGCCCGTTGCTTCTCGATGGCTCCAGTAATTGCCGCAATTTCGGCCTGCCATTCCTTCGACTTTTGCGTGTTGGCGTCGACGTTTGCTGCACGCTGTTTCAGTGCGACCATTTCAGCATCGAGAGCCTCGACGGACGAAATACCGCCGAGGCGCGTAACTTCCGCCTGAGTCTTCTGAGATGCTGCTGCACGCTCTGACGCAGCGACAATGTCCTTGAGGACAGACCGCTGCTGTTCCTGCTTAGAGATGACGTTGGCGGTCTCCGCAGCTAGTGCGTTTAGCGCCTGACCTTCCTCATAAAACGCTGCCGCCTGATTCGAGTCAGCGCCGTGCCATATTGCCAGAGCGGTACCAAATACCAGACCGGCTTCACGCGCGGCACCCGTGGCAGATGTTAGCGCTGAACTCGTAGAACTCGCCCAACTGGTGACTGTAGACGCACCGTAATCAACGACCTCGGAAAGGCTTGAAAATCCAGTCGTGAACTGCAACACCGACTCTGCCGATGCGCGGATTCCTCCGAAAAACTCACCGCTGATGGTGCTGACGAGTTGTGAGAATGAACTACCGACGCTGCCGAGAGATTGCATCATTGCCGAGTTCACCGACAGATGCTTTTGAACGGTCCCAATGGCCTCATCGCCAGCGAGTTTGTAGGCAACGTATGCTGTCGGTAGTTGCCCCAGAATCATTTGTGCCAGACTGCCCATCGCTGATGATTGGCCCGTCGCGGCTTGCGTTAGTTGCTGGGTTGCTGGCACTGCGTTCTTGTTTTCGTCTCGCAGAGTTTTAACGGCCAGTCCAGCAAGTTCCGTGTACCGTGCTCGCCCCTCGTTTCCGTATGGGTTGAACAGAACTTGGTTCCACAACAACCCAACTTCTTTCAGTGACGACTTCGCATCATTGAGAGATCCGATTGAATCGCGAACCTTGGAAACGCTTTGTTGAGCAGCACCGGCGAACCCGTCAAGATGTGCTTTCGCCTCGCTAATTGGTGCGACCCAATCGGCGATATCCATCACAAGACGCTTTACAATGTCGCCCATTACTTACCCCGTTGTTTTTTGATCTCAGCAGCTTGCTCTGGGGTCAAAACAGGCTCTTCTTTTGGCTGGTTGATCCTCAGATAGTTCCTGACGTTATCGCCGACCTGCTGATACAGCTCGTCTCGCTCACCTGGTGCAATCAGCCTCGCCAACTGTGAAGCCAATGCCGCCGCTCGCATGTCTCCGCGTTCTTCTCCAATCGGGTCAAGAATCTGGCAAATTTGCTGAACAGCCCATTCATACGGCGTGTGTGAATCACGAAGCTTTGCCCAATCGAGCGGATGGTATTTCCCGACAGCGAACGCCAGCCGACGAGCTAGCAAAAGCTCGCTGTCCTCGGCTAGTTTTTTTCAAGTTCCTCGACGATGTATCCGCTGACCTTACGGACAGCCGCGTAAATTTCCTTTTTGGTGATATGCGGAACGTCGACGGTTTCGGCCGCAACACGTTCTGCGAATGCCCTATCTGATTCACCTTCATTCGGCGCGAATGCTGGATTGCCTACGTCATCCAACAGCACGAGCCCCAAAATGAACTCGTCTGGCGCGTCAGTCAGATCGGAGAGCCGCTTGATATCCGCTTTCGACATGGCGCGAATGGAAACAGTTTCATCCCCGATTGTCACCGGAAACGCACGCCGTTTTTTGATCTTATCGAGCGTCGACAGTGCCATCAGATTTCGCTTTCCATATTTGCTTTCAATGACTCTTGCTTTGCCTTCCACGCTTCCCAATTTGGACCTGGAAGGTAAGCAATCTTGCCGTCGCCCAATCCTTCGTATCCGGCAATCACGCCGTCGAAGAATAGTTTTCGGTCTTCAGGATCGTGAATGCCGAGCGAATCGGCCTTGTATGACAGCTCCAGTTTCGCGCGGTCTTCTGGCGTCATTGGCTTACACCTTGCCTCGCATTCGGCGTCTGCTGGTTTCGCCATTCCGAATTCCACGAGTCTCCAGCATTCTGGATGCTCATGAATCGTTCCTGCCGGGAAATACGCCTCTTCGCGCATTTCCCCTGTGCTCGCATTGCGAGACATCCGAGTTTTCGTTTTTGCAGCCTCTTCTGGAGTCAGCATTGACCGCTCAGTGTCGGCATCGACGAGGAATTCACATTTCATCGTGGATCAGCCTTGTCAGGATGGTGCGCCGCTGGTCGTGTACTCAACGTCAGCCATGATTGGCTTTCCAGGGTCGACCTTTTTGCCGATCGAGATACCGACAACCGAATACACCGCGCTTGTCGGTCCTGCGTCGGTATACGTCACCTTGAAATTGTTTGGATTGGTGCGACTGGCAAGATTTGTGTACGTCGCATGGCTTGGATCATAAAAACCGCTGGTCTTTATCGTTGGCGGTTCCGTGTATCCAGTCCAGTCTTTTGTCTTGAATTGGCCGCCATCAAGAGTCACGGTATCAACGACTTCATCCTTTTCGCCGCTGATATCGATAGAGGTAAGACCGGCCTGTGCGACATAGGCAGACGTGACGTATTGCGCGAACACGACACCCTTGCTTTTGCATTTGACGAGTGCTGGCATCGCTATTTTCCTTTACGAAGAATTGAATTGATTTTTTTTTGAGCAGCACGTTCCGCCGCGTTCAGTGCAATCGCCAACGCTGCTTCCATCGCCATCGAGATCGTGTGCCGCGCCACGATGTATTTCGTTCCAAGTTCCAAAAACACGCCGTGTGGACCTCGCCGACCTCGCACTGGCATAGCCAGCAGCCCAACTCTCGATATCAGTTGCTCGCCCTGCGTTTTGACGTATCCGCCGATTTCTTTTTTGATATTTCCGAGAGCGACATTTACCGCCGCTCGTTTCAACACCCCAACAAACGCCCACGATGCAGACCGCGCGATGTCAGATCCCGAACCTGCAACATCGTTCAAATCTTCCTGTATGGCGCTGATGTCCCGCAAAAATGTGTCATCGGCCATTAACTCGCTCCGACTTCGACTCGCAGGATGATTGACGCCAGAAACACGCCACGATCCCTCAGCGCGTCCTTGTCTGGTTTCTGCTTCGCATCCTGGTCGCATTCCCAGACCCTCACCCGCTTATCTGTCGTGTCGTAGTTATTGCATCTGTCAAACACCTGCCGCGTGAACAACTTCAAATCGTCAATCGCTCGCGGTTCGATGTTCGTCAGCTTGGATCTAACGTAGATTCGTATCTCGTGGCTCGTAACATCCGTCACAGCGAGCGTTTCAACTCGCTGCTCTTCCGTCACTGGAACCACAGTCACCATGACGTGACTCGTCACATTTTCGAGCGGGTCGATTATCTCTTCCATGTACTCAGCATCGCTGAACGCAATGCCATAATTCCCGCTGTTAATTCGTGCGATCAACGCTTGGCAGGCTTCGATGGACGGATCGATTGTGATCGTCATTTCACGTCACTCGCTGTTGCATCGCCTGCGTAAAATGTGCACTCAACCTTCACTGCCTCTTTCATCTTAAAATGGATTTTCAATTCCATAACGCCAGATGGCTGTGGAATAGCACCCCAGATTCGTGTCAGAAGATCCTGGAATACTGGCTCCACCCACAATTCCTTTCCTGTCATGCCTGAGGAATATGTAACATCATTCCTGATCACCACCACACTTTCCGGGTGAACAACAATCGACAACGACGTAGCTGCATCACGCTGCACCTTCAGTAACTCACAAACTGCAACCAGCTCTGGCCATGCCCACATTTTTTTAGACGATACTTTCACGAATGCACCTGTTTCGCGTGGATGTGGATCATTCCACTACTCACATAAAAGCACTTGTCGCTCACCGGCTGAACCTCAAATGTACCTGTCACATTGGTCAGTCGATCAAACTTTTGCGGATCTCCAAATGACCCCATAGAAGCGTACTCACCGACAAATTCAACAAGCGATATTTCCGTGACCAGACCACTCCCGTTATCCGAGATAGCCGCAGAGTCGTCTCGAATAAACGTCATCGTCGTTGATGTCGCTCCGCGTGAGTATGTAAACGACTCGGCGAAGTGATCCGTCTGCAGAAACACCGTGCTGACGTGTTCTTCAATTTGCTGCGTCAGGCTCATTGGATTCCGATTCCGATTGCCGGTCGATCAGTTCAATCTTCCCGTTTTCTCTTACCTTGCAAAACCTCAGCGCCTGCCCGATGTCCTTTTCAATAAGTCTCGCGGTTCTTGGGTCGATCTCGACAGGTTCACCAGGGCTGAACACTAACTGCGACGGAACTTTGCCAATGATTACCGTGCGTCGAAACTGTCCCGGCCAGTTCTCGCGGAGAACTACCAGCGACCTTCCTTTATCTGCCATGTGACAATTCTCCTCAGGAGACTCAAAAGCAGGGGCGGGCCGAAGCCTACCCCTGTGAACATTCCATCGCCATCGATCACGTAAATGTGGTCTGAACAGCGGTCCACCAAGCGAGATACCCGATGTTGTAGCGAGCCTCGGTCATGAATTTCACGTCCTTGACTTCAATATCATCCAGGCCCTTCATCTGCCGCGTCAGCGGTTCGCGCTTCTGGAACACCATCGGCTTAAGAATGGCGTTAGTGTTGAACAGGTAGAATACCGCTGCGTCAGTCAATTGTGGTGCAACAACAATCTTTGGAGCATCAATAACGATGTTGGTGTTCCCGCCGCCGAACAGCGCAGACGTCAACCCTTCGTACGCTGCCAGTTCCATGTCTGGCGGAACCAAGCACACCAAGTCCGACATCTTCTTGATGGATGGCCGATTCAGGAACTTGCCTTGGTCGTTCTTGAACTTAATCATCGCGGTCCGCGCCGCATGAAACGCCGTGCGGAACTCGGCGGATGTTGGCGCTGTACCTGTCGCAGCGGTTGCCGTCAACGCGTTGCTTTGCGATCCACTATCACCCCACGAGTGATCTGAATCGAAGAAATACTGCCCATCGAAGCAGACACCGGAAGCCCCAGCCCCGTTTGTCAGCGCCGTAAAAAACAGCTCATCTGGGTGGAACGCGGCTTCCTCCCCGAGCGTTTCCATCAGCGGTCCGTACATCGCCATGCGATCATCGGCAATATCGGTTTTCTTGATGGCGAGGGACGATTCCCACAGCTTGTTTTCAATCGTGAACTTTCCGGCGCGGAGCTCCTTAAACTGACGGTCTCCGAGCCATTCACGAATGCCAGGCATATTGCCAAGCAGACCATATTCTTCGTTGAGTCCGTCGCTTGGTACTTCCGTGCAGAACATCGGCCATAACGGATCTGCCGTCATGACGCGATTGTCGAATTTCTTGGTCAGAGACCGTAGCGTGACTACAGCCTTGGCGGTGTCGATTGCCATGTGGGTTCCCTTTATGAACCCGTGTCAGGTAATAAATCTCAAACAAAACTCTGCGTCAGGTAAGCCGGGGCGATGCCTCGCTGGTCCGGCTCTCCTGACACGGAGACAGAATTACTTCAAGCGGGCCTCGAGGTCGAGGACTCGCTGTTGCAGGTTTTTGATGACGTAGAGCAGGGTGATTGCTTCGGCTTGTGTTGCTAGTCCGTACGGTGATGATGTGGTGAGCGCCTGAAGCGCGTAGTCTGGCGTCCCCGCCGCGTCCGCAATGGTGATTGTGGTGAGTGGCGCGACTTCCAGAGCCCCGACCCCACTCGGCTTGATAGCCACGATGTGTTTCGTGGAGCTAACGTACCGCACCACGGTACCGATGCGAACGCTGGTTGCGCCGAGTGCAACAACGCATGCGTAGTTGTCGTCTGCGTAAATCGGCATACCGACATCTGTTTGCGCGAATCCGGTGCCGACGAGTTCGAAGTTACCCTCGCGGTACACCTCAACTTCAATAGCGCCGTCTGCGCCGCTGGTGTTGTCTGCTTCGGCAACCGCAATGCCCACAAATGCGTTTACGCCAGTCGCTGTGACGTCACAGGCGTAGCCCGCTGCGTTCACAAACACCAGTGTGCCCTGATAGATTCGCGTCGACTCTTCCACGGGGTAGGATGCTCGGACCCCATCCTGTCGCTTGATCATTTGATTGGCAGTGACTGCCATAATTCACGCTCCTTTGATGATTGAAAAACGAATGTGATTGCTCTTGTGGAGCGTGTTACGTGGCCTTCGTGAACTGCAGCGAGTCAAGACCATCGTCAATGCGTCGCATCTGGACATACTCATCTTCGGTGAAATCCTTGGCGTAGGCCGGAGTGTTCTTAAACTCCTGCCGATACTTGTCGTTACCGTCGTCCTTTTTCTTTTCGTCGCCAGCAGCTCCGCCTTCATCGCCGATTGGCTTTGAGTCAGCACAAAGCGCGGCGAACAGTTTCTGCTGCGCCAGTTCGATGGTCATTGCTTCGTCTTCGCACAACTTTGCGGCCATTCCTGGACGCTTGGCCTGCGCACAGAGAGCGGCAATTTTCGTTTGACGTTCACGCTCCTGCTTAACTCCCTGCGCTTTCATCTCTGCAGAGTCCACCTCTGTTTCGCCGCCTTTCTGTTCCGCAAGCAACGCCATCGCCGCCTCAAGATCAGACTTCAGTGACGCCAATTGAGATTCCAGGGAAGCGACTTGCGTTTTCAGGGTTTCGACATCCGGGCTAGCGCTCGTGGTGTCTGTCGTGCCTGCGCCACTCGTGGTGTCGGCCATTGTGATGGTTCCTTTGAACTGAAAAGATTGCAGCCGCTGCTGAACCCACTCGGGAGCCTTCGCAAACTGCTTTAACTCGAAACTTGCCGAAAGAGCTTTGTTCGGCGAGATTGCGTCGATGAATCCCGCTTTTTTCGCGTCTTCAGCGGAATACCAGGTTTCCTGTTTCATCGCCGAGCGGATATCACTCTCCGACATTCGCGACCGTGCGGCATAGATGCCAACGGAACTAGTTGTGACCGTTTCCAGCAACGCTGCCGTCGCCAGCATGTCGTCAGCAGTTCCAACGCTCACGCAGGACGGTTCATGAATCATAAAGATGGCATTTTCAGCCATCGTGATCACATCTCCCGCCATTGCAATTACTGTCGCAATCGAGGCCGCGATTCCATCAATGAACACGTTAATTTTCGCACCGTGGTTCTTCAGTGCGTTGTAGATCGTCAACCCTGCAAACACGTCTCCACCATTCGAGCTAATGCGAACATCAATGCTGTCTACTGGGCCAAGGCTGGCAAGTGATGTTGCAAAGCTGTTGGCTGACACTCCTCCACACACCCACCCCTCTCCAATGTCTTCGTAGATGACAATTTCCGCCGCTCTATCGGCTTTCATCTGAATTCGGTTTAGTCCGCTCATGCCACAAGCTCCGTTTGCAGTTGGGATTGCTGGGCATTGACTGACTGTGCGTCTGCAATTGCCATTTGGCTCGGGACAATTTTTCCATCACGTTCCATCGCGCGCTCTTTTGTTCGCTGCTTAAACACAACCTCAAGATCCTGTTGATCTTCGGCGAGCGTGTCCGCGACTGTCGCGAGGTTATTGTCAATTGCCGTCACCTTGGCGTTGATTTCTTCACCAGGCGTCAGCGCGTACGACCATCGCTGACCAGTCCATGTGTGCTGGTTGAACCAGAATCGATGGTCGCGATACGCCCGTGGGTCGATATTCACAGCGCCGACGATCACCGCTTCCTCAACCATCCGATTCCACCAGGGACACAGCAGCCCTTCGGCAATCAGCTTCTGGAAACTTCTCACGCTGAGTTTTGCGGAATTCAGAACGATGCGACCGCCAGCGAATGAGACGCCGCGCCAGTCCTTCATGAGCATTTCGTACGGCCAGTTCAGCGCCGCCGCGATGGTTCGGTTGTTGTATTCGGCAAGTGATCCCACTGAGTTTGTTTTCGTGGGATTCGCAAAGACGATTTCCTCGTTTTCGCCGATGTACTGAATGCGACCGGGGCTAAGATCCTGAATTCGCTGACCACTCGCATTTGTTGACGATGCGTTGCCGACAGCGCGGTCAAGGGGGTTCGTCTTCGTCTTCACGAACGCGCTGAAACACGCCTCAACCTGAGCGGCGATAATCCCGGCTTCCGACAGATCCTTGCCGTCTTTCGCACGGTTAAGAGCGCGTGTCATCCACGGCAAACCGCGAGACTGCCCAGCGAACCACTCGACGAAGATGTGACAGACACGACTGGCGGGAACCAGTTCGTACTGCAGGTCAGTATCCTTGGTGTCGTACGGATGCGTTTTGCGAATCCAGTAGCCGACGATTTCTTTTCGCGCGTTGAACTGTACGCCCATTCGACACAACGTCCACGCGCGATCGAGTGGAACGCCAGACGTGATGAGATACGCTCGTGCTTCCGGCACGTTACTCGCAGATTCAAACGAAGATGGCGTTTCCAACCGATCAACGTCAATCACCTCTACCACGAGAGGGACCGGTGCCTCAGCATGGGCGGTATCGCTGAACACAACCAATGCTTCGCCATCCGTATCGATGTTTCGGCAGACAAGACAGGTCTTTGCCCACAGGCTTCGCTTGCGTCCACGGCAGGCGATTGGAGCCACCTGCGCGTAAACTCGTTCCAGTTGATTATTGATTTCCTCGGCCTGTGCGTCGTTAATCACGCCCGGAATGGCCGAGACGCGAGCCTGCACAGTGAACCCCGTTCCGACGACATGTTCAACGCGAGAGTCAATGGCACCGCCAATAAAATCATTGCGGTACAGTTCGCGGCTGTTTCGGCGGGTTGTGTCGAGATCGATTTCCAGCGTAGAGTCTGCCGACAATCGCGAACCAATCCATCGACCGGCGCGAAGCCGATCAGCTTCCGCAGACTCAAACGCGGATGACTGACGCGGTCGCTGACGGCGGAATTGTGAATCAGCATCTTGAGACGCCTCAAACATCTTGCGGACAGCCATTCGTCGCGCACCCCACTCTGGAGCGATGGCATAAGCCATTGCGTCAAGAGCGTTATTGATGCTGCTGCGAATGTTCATCGGCGCGAGAACCCGGCAAGGTTATATGTGTCGCCACTGCTTGCGGCCCCGACTTCTTGCTGGAGATCACTTCGCATTTGTCGAAGTTTGTCCAGATCCGCTGCCGTGTAAGAGCGACCCGCAATCGTGTACGCCTGCGAGCCTGCAATGAGTGCCGCGATGGCCGAGTTCGTCAGAGACAGTAACTCAGCTGCAGAGTACTCGTAGGTAGCGGTGAGCTTGGCCATGTCGCCACTGTACGCGCATGGCCCCCCGCGAGAGAAGATGCGGTTTGATGGTCTGTACTAGGTGTTGGTACGGCAGCCATCGTCAATTATGCTGACGGGCCATTTGTTGTTGCCAGGCTTTCCGTGGCACTTTGCACACTCCAAGTACCGGATAACGTGCGAGTCGCTTTTTTTGTTGCAGTAGACTCGCATGCACCCCGTACATCCCTCGCAGTGACATCGATCACCGGGGAGTGGCCCGCCGTCGTCCCGCTTTTGAATCAACCGACTAAGCTGCAATCGCGAAACCATTTCTCACCTCCTGATCCAACTGGATGACGTTTGACGCACGAACCCCTGCGATGATGGCTGATTACTTACTGGATTTGATGGCAATTCTCCCCTTGATGGCAGTCCATTTGATTCAATCCACAGACGACCCAGGCAGATTCCGTACTTGACAGCATCGCGCCAGTCGTTCGGCTGCGACTCTTCTTTTTTGACCCACAACAAGCGAGGGTTGCCGCGCGAGTCAACCTTGTCAGCCAGCACGGCATTGCACAACTGCGCCATGAATTCAGTGTCGTTGCCAGAGCCGACCGCCAGAGTGAGCGACCCCGGCTCATTGGCGAGGCGTTCGTCCAGCATCGTCTGCAAGGCGGTTTCCCAAAAGTCCGTATTGACCATCAAAAGTGATTGCCCGTCCGATTCCGTGCGAGACTTGTCGTCAAGGACAGATAGTCGATACGGAAGGTTCCCCAAGTCACCGGACGATCCTTTGCAGGCCAGCACCCCGGTATGCGCATTACAAAAATCGTACGTTTGCTTCGTCGCCCAACCTGAATCAATTGCATTGATAGTCGGCGTCATGTTGAGACCACCATCAGCGTGCTTGTACTGGCGGCGAATGACCTTTTCCCAGACCTCGACTAACGATTCCGCGATTCCGTGCTCAATTTCCCAGACACGATCGTCAGCACCATGCGCCAGCACCACCCATGGACAGAACCCGCCATCTGCCTGCTGACGGTCGACCGTCACCGTGAGGAACCTGCCGCCAACCGGAACGACGCCCCTTGCTGTCGCCCCTTGAATTCGCTCGGCAATTCGTTCTGGCGTCGTCTTCGTGCGGACAATTTCCCACGTTTCCGCCATGTAAGAATTTACAACGTCCTGCAAATCCCCTGGACGTCTCTTTGCCCGAATGAACGCCCGCGCGAAACTGCCCCATGTCTCCGTCAATGCGTACCAGCTTGGAAGCGGACCAAATCCGACCACATCCGACCCCGCGCGAGTTGCGGTACCGACGATCTCACCGAAGTTGTTGACCGTACAGCCATCTGGACACCAGACGCCCTTGCGTAGCATTGGAACACGATGATAATTCTCAATTCTGCCGAGACACTTTTCACACTCATACCACGCCGTCCGATAGGAAATGTCAGGATCGCTCTGCCCAGACTCGTCGCGATCCCATCGAAAACCTCCCGGAGTATCAGCGTCACCCTTCCGTAACACTTGGAACTCGCCGCAATGTGGACACGGAACATACCGCTTGTGGCGATTGGACCGTCCCATCCAATGCTCTACGCGAGACTTCCCCTTAATCGTCGGCGTCGACTCCAGAATAACTTTGTGGTCCGTGAATCCCTTGAACCGATTCAGGAACAAAGCCAGCGGGTCAGCCTCGTCGGAACTGTTCGTAGTCCATTTGTCGATCTCTATTCCATCACCAACGCGAGCCCCAACGTCTGCCAGTGACGAATCGGAGCCTGACCACGCCACGAAGATTTGGCATGCGTTCATTTTTACGTGGAATTTGTTGCGGCGGTGTTCCGGCAACAACTGGTTCTTGACGCCTTCAGTCGCGCCGAACAGAGGGTAGAGGCGAGAGTCAACAACCCGCCCGATAGCGTCCTTGGTCGGACCAGCAATCATCATGTTTCGCGGATTGACTGCTGCGGTTTCTGCCAAGAGGGACAACCCGCTCGTGGTTTTTCCGAGTCGCGTACCCCACTGCAGGACGATAATTCTCACTGACGGATCGTCGAACGCCGCCAACACCCCGTCAACGTGCGGGAATGCTGCGAGGCTGAACGGTTGCCCGCTCGTTTCTGTCCCTGCTGGCATGACGACGTGCGACTGCAGCCACTCTGCCGAACTGACGCGCGGCGGCGGCGTGATGTACCTGGTCGCCTCCAATCGCAGGCGAGTTTGTCCCGGCCTCGGCAGCGTGAGTGGTCGTCTCATTTGCCTTCTGGTTCATCCTCCACAATGTCAGACTCCATGCGCCTTTGAAACGTCAGCAACACTGCCCGGCAAGTTCTATCAGTCTCTTCCCTCGCGAACTCTCGAATCTCTGGCGGTGCCGAACTGGCAATCATTCCCGGTAAAGCCATAATTGTTTCGCGCGCCTCAATCAGTGCCGTCGATGCCCACAACTCCACGTCCTGCCGGTAGAACAACTCTCCCTTGTCCTTGGCCAGATCCAGTCTCTTTTGCTCAATCGCGATTTGCATCAACTCAGCTTCTGCTTGCTGTTTCGCGGTCTTTGCGTCCGACTGCGACAACTTCGCGTGCCGCCACTTCACGATTTCCGGCAGCGGGTATTTGCCGTCACCGCCCGGCATTGGAGGTGATTCGAGCCGCCACTGCTTCACAGTCTGAACCGACAAACCGAAGAATTCCGCAACTTCGGATAGCGTTGATGCCACCCATTTTGATGAGTCAGCCGACGCAGGTTTCAGTAACGCCGCCAAAGACTCCAATTCTTCTGGGGTTTTCGCCGCGTCAATCTGTTCCAGCAGTGTTGGCAATCACCATCTCCCTCAGTTGCCGCCGCCGTTCTTCCATGTTCGCGACTGTGATCGGGCCAAGTTCGTGAGTGTGCTCGACATGGCGCGTGACTGGTTCTTCCTTTTGGTTTTGGCCGACCATCGCTACCAAGGTTCTAGCCGCAGCAATCGCATTCGCGTCCGCTGGTCCTTCGAGTTTCATCGGTCCAATCTTGGTGGCAACCGTGACTTCTGTCTTCTCGACAATATCCATCAGGCGGTCAATAATTACATTTCTACGTGCGGCGGGTATTGGCCACTGTTCGCGAATCGCTCGATTCAGGAGACCGCAATCCTTGACGATCTCGGTTGGAGCAGTCAACAAAATGCTCCTCTCGGATTCTGCGTCCAAGGTAGTGTCGCTCATGTAGTATTACGACCTCCAAAAGTTTCCGACAGACTGAAACGTCGTGGCTTTTTACC